CTAATTCGAAAATGAAAAAATCCCCTAGAGCAAAATGGAATTTTCAAATAGGACTAGGCAAATTTCCAATTTGCCGCAGTCAATCTCACATTTCGAATTGCCCCCTGGGGGGGGGGTAATTAAAAGGAATTTTATTCAATTTTTGAGAAGCCTAAGCTATTTCAAATGATCATGATATATTATAGAGTTTTGTTCAACAATTGTTAGACTATCTATATATAATCACTTAAATACTGATTCCTATCGAGAATTACGTGTTTAAAGCTATTAGTTTCTCTCTCTAATAAAGCAGTTAACCATAATTCCCAATTAGAATCTACTAAATCAATAAACTCTTTAGTATTTCCTCTAATTTGGTATCTATTTAGATAGATATCCTTATCTTCTTTACTAGGGTAAACCAAGAGAGAATTTATTTTTCTCTTTTCCAATTCGTCTAACACTAAATTATGGGTAGAACAGAAAACTGTATGTCCTTCTTTATCTAATTGCTCTATTTTATCTACATAATTAATAGGAAATTCTTTTGTTTTACTGCAATTTGAAGAGTCTAAATCTACTACGTGGTCTCTATTAGAGAGATAACTTTTTCCTATACCTGGAAATCCACAAATAATCATTATTTTCTCCTAGTTTAGATTTTTGTTGAACTTGCTTTATTAATAGTCGTATCCGGGAGCGAATACCAATGTCCAATTGCTATCACCAAATTCTTTTACCCAATTAGCTATTCTTTTAAATCCATAACAAGGCTTCACTTCTTCCCCTGTTACCTCGTTAAAAGCATATCCGAAATCATACCAGTGTCTATCACTACTGGTAAATAACTCAATATATTTATTTCTGTCTTCTTCCAAATACCAGGTCCATTTAGGGAACACAACATGCTCCTCATTTACACTATTAGCATGGGCTATAATTAATTCTCCTGAATACTTGTGCTTATTCTCTTGTATCCATTCCTCTGCTAAAGGTTTATGTCCGAAGTTAGGACTTAATGCTCTACCGGTAACTCTACTCCAAACAACATAGTAGTAAATATTTCTTTCACCAAATTGGAACATATTCAGCTCCCACTTCCTTAATCATGATCATGATATATTACACATAATGAGTGTTCAACAAGTGTATTACCTATATTTAAATCCGTTTCTTATAAACATAATTACAAATTTTACCACAAAACAAATCTTTTCTAGAATTTCTCTCATAGCTTCATTAATTTCATCGTAAGTCATTTTGAAATTTTATTTCCTTTTTACAAATCTGTTAATTTTAACTTAAATATGCTTTTTATAAGGTATTGTTATAACATTTATGTTAGTGTATAAGCTCTAATATATTCTAATGTCTCTAAATTTCTATATAACTTAAAATATAGAAATTTAATTACTTTACAATTAGAAATTCCACATAAACAATCGTCATAACCCAACCAAACCTCTACTGTGTTTTGTTTCAATGTAAAAAATCTGTTTTTTGGTTTTTCTTTATAAGAAATTACAAATACGTTAGTTCTTTTTTCTACAGTATCGAGATATTCCCAATTAGGCTTAAATACTTCTATCTCTTTAGCAGCTTTTTTTAAAATAAACCATAATTCAGAACTCACGACTAAATTCCATTTTCCATGACGTAATATTTAACTAAAAAATGTGCAGTATTTTTACCAAATGTCTTTTCAATTATGTTGAAATACAATTCTTTTAATAAAGAATTTTTAGTATTTCTAAAAAGAACTAAAATTTTTAATGAGGAATAAATGTAACTATGTTCAGACATTTATGTCTAAATCCGGATCTAATAAATTTTCTTTATTGGCAAAATCATAATTACTCATATACATTACGCATTCTCCGTCTACCCAGGAACGTAATAGAACTTTTTCATACATATTAGTATCTATTGTAAATATATTTAGCAAGTTTGCCTTCATTAGGTCCATACCAACTTGTAGACCACCCTTCACTAGTTCCTGTATGCTCTAATGTATAGAATTTATTCATATACGAGATCTAATCTCCACACATGATAGGCTAAGGGACTATATCCCCAACTTGAGCGGCCAGTTAAACTAATAATATAAGGTCTTAAGGCCTGACTTCTAGTTTTGTTATAATTAAAATATACAATAGGAAGATTTTTATAAAACAAACCAGCTAGACAGCTATTAAGATCTAAAACTTTATATGTAAGATCTTGTAATTTAAGTTTTTTATTCTTCATCAAACGAATAAACATAAATCAAAGGATTTGTTCTAGGATAAAAATCTTGTAGAGTATCACTATCAATATTTTTCTTAAAAGATTTATTATAAACACTACAAATTCTAGAAGAAAGAATATTACTCTTATCAATCATAATTGTAAGGTTAGCATGTTTAATTAATGTAAATAAATAAGTATATTTACGCCCCAAATCTTCGTCTTCGGGCTGTTCATCTCTAAAATGATCTTCGATAAATAACATTTATTTTTCTCTCTTACAAAATTTATAGCTATTATGAGTTAACGTCTTGTAATCCCAACTATTTTCGCCTGTAAGTTTAATAATGATACTTCCAAAAGTGTCATTTACCTTACGAGGATTTATAAATATACAAAGAGGTATATTTTTATAGGATACCCTACCCCATTGTTGACGATCTATGTCATCATATTGATAAATTAAATTATTTATATCTAGCATAGTTCATAAAAAGACCATATATCAGAATCATTCGTAGAGTTATAGGACCATTTGGTTACATTTGTAAGAGATTTAATATATCTATAAAACAAATTTTCCGGAAAACTTTCCGATTTACTTATCTGATTATCCCAAACAAAAATAGGAATATTTTTATAATAAAGTATATAATGATTTGGAGAAGTTTTTGTATTAAAATAAAAATCAGTTATTTCCATAAGCTATACTGTTTCGGTCCAATAACTTTTACTTGCCACATACTAGTTTCAGTTATTTTTTTTATAAGGTCACTATAGTCAGTTCCATAATTATATTCTTCTTTATTTTCTTTATATATAAAGATAGGTAAATTATTATAATGAACATAGTATTTTACTATGCCATAAGACTCATCTAAACAAAAATTTATATTATTTATATTTAATATTTTAAACCCTTAGGACGAACTAATAAATAATAGGTATTTATAATTCTTTCATGGATAGTAGATTTTTTATCTAGAAGATCTCTTTGTAATTTAATACTAGTAAATTCTTCCGTAGTTCTAACTGCAAAAGGTATATTATTTATATACCAGATTTGATTGACTACTCGATTAGTGAAATCAGGGGAATAGTAATTAACGTATCCAAATCTAGTCATAAATTATTGTCGGTCAAAAGTAGGACTGAAATATCATCGTATTTAATAATTTTTTTGTCATAGTGCCAATACAATAAAGGAGTAAAAGCTGTTTCGTGTCTACTATAGCGATCCGAGCCACGAGATCTTAAAGCTGTTCTTAACTTAAACATATACATGTGGTGCTTAACAATTTGCTTAAGATACATTTTTCCATCATAAGAACAATATCTACCTACTAAAACTGGTTGCTTACAACAATCGTTGTAATTAAAACTGTAATAACAGTCTTTATCTTTTACATAGTAAGCCCCTTCGGGGAAAACTTTTTTATAAAATTCTGGAATAGTTGCTACAATTGGGAACATTCATTTTTATTTCTTATTCTAAGATTTATTGAGTCTGCTTCAGTTATATCTAATAGACTATAAATATATTTTTTATATAAATCCCAACAATTTGGCTCTTCTATAAAAAATGTTCCTACAGGTAGATTTGCCATATATAAAATAATACGGCTACGCTCTGATCGTTGATTACGATATGTTTCATAACAGATATATTTATGAAACTTCATAATAATCACTTAGTATTGGTTTAAAATAAAATTCAAAATATTTATTTGGAAATATTTTTTTAATTACAGACTTGTAGTCTCCCTTATAAGCAGTATTTAATGAAAAAAGAGGAACATTATTCCAATAAAACACACCATTCCACTTAGTGGGGTGAGAATTTGTATAAAAAATTCTATAATATAACACTAGAAATATTGGACTTCCTTTTTTAGAAAAAATTTACGAGGAGTAGTTAGGCTCTCAACATAATCCCATTCAGTTTCTTCAGCAGAATTAGAAATTTTATTTACTAAATAATGATTATCGTATAAATTACACTCGGTTCTAGAGTCTAGAATCCAAACAGTAACATTACCTAGAAGGTAATATTCAAACCAGCTACCTTTATGATCTACTATGTGAGTAGTTAAAATATTTTCCATAAATCTCCAAAAGAAAATAGCCCCTTGCGGGGCTTCTCTTACTCTTTTAATTTCAAGAGCAGAGACTTTGCCTTTTGAAGGCCCCAGTAACGTCCTGTGTCGGTTTCACAAGCCTTACCTGCCTTCTCGGCTCTGTCAATCCTGGCCTCCGTTCGAGAAATTTCTTTATCGAGCTTTTCCAGGACTTCCAGTTTATTCAGTTTTTTCATTGCTTACCTCCTGGACTAATAATAACATAGTCAGTAAGCTGTGTCTATTGCCAAATTGTTAACGGAATAAAGTAAATCCATCAGGAAGATATCCAGAAGCTTCTCCTTTAAACTTTTTTCCTTTTATAAGTTTAATGTATTCTACCCAAGGAGTTTCTAGTTCCCAACTTTCATTTTTTCGAATTCTTATTAGAATATTGTTGTAATAAAAATACTCTACCCAAGTATACTCGCCTGTATATTCATCAAGACTAGTGTAAATTTTTTTGAATTTAATCATGAATCACTTTTTACCATATTGTAATGATACACAGTATCTGAAAGTTCTGAGTTTAGTTCAAATCTAAAAGAAATATTACAAGTTCCTAAAAATTTATTAGGAAATAAAGCAGTTTCATAACTCCCATTGTCCTGATCAGTCTTAGTTAAGACAGCGTAAGGTATATTGGCATAATAAAGTATTTCAAACCAATCTTCTTGGCATTTATAATGAAGTTTACTATTTAAAACATTCATAAATAATATTGGAATTAGAATTCCTAATTTTATAGCTGACTTTTTTAGAAGTCAAGTCTACAACTTCTAGCCCTGAATCTTTTTTTGAGAAACCACAAATTAATCCAATACTTAAAACACCTAAATACTCTGCAAAATCAAAAACATGTCTAAATTTAGTATAATTAACTTCTTCAATAGACATAAGAATATTGTTATAATAAATATGCCAATGATTGTAGGCATTTAAAACCCAAAGCTTTCTCATGGCCTAGTAGAAGTGCCTGCTGCATATTTCTTTTCTTGACGTTCTCTCCAAAAGGTTTGGTCTCTACTTAAACAATAAAGAAAAGCTTCTTCCGATTCTTTTTGAAGTGGATACTTCAAATGTTCTGCTAACGCATATAAATTTAATTGAACGTCCGTTAACTCTTTAGCTACAGGACCTTTTTCTTTATTATAGACAACATCTACTAGATGGGTAATTTTTTCTTTTGGTAAATCTAAAGCCTGACAAAGTTCTACAGCTTCTTCAAGAAAACGTAAGACCCGCTCCTCTTGTTTATAGGCAATAGCTCCAAAATTAGTTTTGGCCCAAGTAAGAATCGCTTTTTGAAAGTTTAACATAATTTAATCCTTAAAATTTATATAAATAAGTATTTTTGCCTTGAGAGGACAGAACATAGTCCTTCTTAGTTATAAACTTTTTCACAAAATAACTATAATAACTTTGCTCATGTGGTCCAAAAATGGCTATTGTTTCTCCATAATATTTAATTATATTATATTGAATAAACGTATTAGGAACAATATTTTTAATATTAAGAGTAAAAGCGTCCTTATTGCACATATCTAAAATACGTGTCATAAAAATCATTAAAATGTTTGACTTGTTTAGTTCCAAACAATTTGTCTTGTCCTAAGAATTTTCTTAACATATCACACTCATTAAACCAATGTTTAGATATATATAAAGGAACTCCACCATAATAAAATACATAAAACGTAGTAGGGCATTGGCGGTATCTTCGTAAAAAGAAATTTTCTAATTTCATAGATAAATAAAATCTCTATGAGGATATTTTGTAGTAGGTTGGTAATCTCTATCTGGTGACCATCCAAATTGTCTACCAAAAAATCTCTTTATTAGATTAGTTGAACTAGTTCCTGCCTTATAGTATTCTAAATGAAGAGTAATATTGGCATAAGTTAATTTACAATAAGTAGTCTTACCGTCATCGTTAAACCAATAAGCTCTACAGTTTCTAGAAGCTAACATTTTTTGTGCATCATTATATTTTTTCATCTTAAAAATAATCTATAAACATAGTAACTCTTAATGTCATGTGTATGATAATCATTCCAAGAATCTTCTTCGAATCCAGTTAATTTTTTAATTAACTTGGAATATTCCGAATGACTTTTAAGAAAAGTAAAAAAACAATTATTATAATAAAGTTTATGTAATCCTGAATTTGATTCATTAAGCCAAAAAGAAAAATTTTCAATATTCATGTCTTACGTCGAAGAATACTTTTATAAATAATGTATTCAGAATATCCTTTGTCTATTGTAATAATTTGTCCATTTTCTAAATAATGCAAACAAAGTTTACTGGAAGTATAAACGCTTCCTGAAGGCAAGTTAAAAAACCTACAAAACCAAGCATTTACTTTATTTTTAGTATTTTTACAGCTACCAAATAAGATATTATGATAATATATACCATATTTATTTTTATTAGAAGGTAAAGTCCTTATAAACCAAGGGCCTTCTTTTATAGTAGATTTATTTATCATTAAAAAAGGGCACTGTGTCTATATAAAGGATATCCAGCATCGAGCCCTCTCCCTGTAGTAGACCAAGCTATTTTACGTAAATAATAAACATTCTCACTTAAGTCATAAAAAAAACTATGATGCCTGGGCTGACCTTTTTTTAGTCTAAAATTCAGAGAATAGAATCTATTGTCTGATTCTTTACCAAAAGCATCTAATTTAAAATAAGGCAAAGTTCTGATTAAGTATTGTAAATAAGGTAAAAGTTCTTCATGAGGAATTCTACAAGGAATTAACATTCAATCTCCCGATAAAGAGAAAGGGGCAGCTGTTAACTACCCCTTTCTCTTAGAACTTAAGCTGCTTCTTTTGCTTTAGCCTCTTCAGCAGCCTTTACTCGAGCTTGATAGGCTTCTTCTCGAGCATCTTTCTTTTCTTTCCAGACCTTATATCCCGGATCCAATTCCTTCGGTTCAGGAGCGGGATTGTAACAAGCCCAGACTTCTTCGTAAAGCTTACGAGAAATTTCCGAAGGAATATTAGGATCTCCATTGTGACGCCCACGATGCTGACGTTCACGGAAGGGATAACTATTTCCGTCCCGACGAATTTCAAGACAAGAATTAATTACAGTTCCATTTTCTTTCCAGAAAGAAATTAGCTTCTGATTCTGTTGGAAATCATAGGTTCCGATACAATGGCCTTGAATTCGACCCCACATACGAAGATCAGGTTTACTCACCGGCAATTTGATAGTATATCCGTCAACTTCAGTTCCGTTAAGACGTTTTTCATCCTCAGTCCAAGTATAAGGCTTAGACTCAAGCTTAGTTTGCTCGTCTACTACCAAGTTAGAGATTGCGTGGTGATAAGCCACGAAATTTTCCACCTTAGGCAAGACAGCATCCTTATTCAGTTCAAGAAGCTGGGTTTGTAGCTTATCAATATCATTAACTGCTGCATAAAATTCACCAACCTTATTAGTGCTAAGTGCATTTTCACAGTCAAGACAGAATCGGCGGAAATTATCTTTGTTAACAAACTTCAACTTGGTGAAATCGCCATTAGCGCCTTTATGTTCGGTGATTTTAACCAAAGTATCGAAGTAGTTCAACATGAAGTTGATATCAACTTCAGCCTTAAGGAAGAACTCAAACAATTTACACAGCTTGATAAGCTTATCAATATCCTTCGCTTGTTCGCGAATAAGCGCCTTAAGACGAGGAGATTTAATATTGTAATTGTCAAAGAATTCGGTCATATTTTCAAAACGAAGTTCTTCATATAGAGAGAAATTTTCGTAAGGAACATTTTTCTTGAATTCAAAATCCTTCAATACGGGGTTAATGTTGTCATGAAGATCAGCCCAAGTAACCTTATTAAGCTTCATGAAAATTTCATTGAAGATGGAGGTATTAAGCATCCATTCCTTCATCTTTGCGTAAGTATTATCCTGGTAAGTATCAGTGCCCTGGTTTTCGTAGCACTTTACTTTTCCTTTTTCCCAAATAAACTTAACTTTGATTTCTTCGTTAGTCCCCATGTGCATAGTAATATTGGTTCGCTTAGTGCGAAGACGTTCAATAAACATGCGGATAATGATTTCTTTACTATCGCCATGCATAATTTCGAAATAACGAGTAGCTGCGTTAGGATTTTTCTCGGGAAGATAATTCATTACCAATCCCATACGTTCCTTATCTGGGAGCGAGTTATACATGTTGCAAAGTTCTTTAGAGTTCATTAGTTTCTTCCTTTTTTCTTTTTTACCCAAAAACTTTCTGGGTTTATACGCATTAATCTAGGCTTTAATAAATTACAGCCATAATCGTGTATGACTATATTATTTTTATATAGAGATAATTGATTTGGATGTCCGTCCCCATAACCATAAGGCACTTCTTTAGGTAAATTTTCTAACTTAAATTCTGCTAATGGAGTTGTTTTTTCCATTAGTAAAAATCTACCACAATGAGAAATATCTATAACAGGGACTAGTAATTTATTAATTACTGATACTTCACGTAACTTGCTCCAGTTCTCAAATTCATTTTTATTTTCATGAAGGCACTTTTCTCTAGGAATGATTTTTTTAATCACTAAACGACTATCAGGGATATAGTCGTAAACTTCTCTATAAAAACCTTTACCTATTAAAGTTCCTAAAACTTCTTTTGCTTTAAAAGATTTAACTTGTTGTGTCCAGTAATAGGTCACTGGAGGTATACTACTTTCTTCGTGTTACAACCGTGTAGCGAAGTTGTTAAAACTTTTTACTTTTTCTTCAGTTAACAAAAATTTAACATGTAAAAATTGGCTTCCAACCTGAACACGCTGGAGGTAACGAAATAGAGTTTTCTAGTTCTACTTCTTCTATAGCTACATGTAAAGAATTTACTCTAAATTCTTCTATTTTTCCTAACTCATTCTCACAGGTAACAACTATATCTTCATTAGTTCGTATAACAGTTAGTTTAGTGTTTTCTTTTAGCAGTAATTCTAGTTTAGTCATAGTAATAAAAAGGGCTACTAACTTAATAGTAGCCTTCTAGCCCAACCACTTCTCTTCTAAAATTTTTATTTCTTCTAGGTGGTTTATGTTAAATTCAGGTCTCGAATCTGGAACACTGGATACGGAATTTTTTCGAAACCAATCAGTCTCTGAATTATCTTCTAAATGCTTTTTTAATTCATCTTTATGAGGAAGATAAAGATCGACTACGTGTATTTCCGTTTTACACGTTGTTACAGGAACTTCTAGCCTTATTAAGGTCATTTAGTCTCTTTATTTCTTTAATGTTCTCGTCATTAGAGATCAGTGATCGAACTTTAGATAAAAATTTCTCCGGACGAGAATCTATTTCCATAAGTTCGATCACTGATAATTTAATATTTATACTCTGACTATCAGAATACCAATATTTCATTATATAGTTATCGAGTTGCCATCATATTTTTCATGTGACTTTCGACTTCTGCCTGACTCATTTCTCGAGCATTTACAACATAATACTTAACACCCTTAGTAGTGTTAAGGCCTACAGCAGGAACTGCTCCTTCAGGAACTTCGTAATTATTGAAAGCCTGGAGAAAATTATGAATTACATCGTCATTATTTCCAAGAGCTTTTTGTGCGAGTTCAGTTTCTTTTGAGAAAAACATGTTTTACCTTTTCTTTACTTTATGTTGAGAGTTTTTTGGCTCAAAAAGAGCTTACAGTTAAACTGACTTTAAAACAAGATCTTTTTTGTAAACTGTTTGTTAACTTTTGTTAACATATTTTCTTGCTTCCCTATCATGATCATGTGCGCGATCAACACTCAGGAGCTATAGCAGAGAACTTGTTTTCCATTTCTTGAATAACACTATTGTTTAAAGCATCTTCAAAAAGTTTGATAGATTCGGGAGTGAAGACTTTAGCCATATTTTCAATCATTCGATCCGGTGCTCCATCAAATATTTCATAATAGAAATCATCGAAATAAACAAGACTGTCATAAACAGTCCTAGTACTTTCTGGCATTTCTAAATCATTTTCTAAGCAATGGTAAATTTCTTTACCAATTTCGTTATATTCCAGCATCATGTTCTTTCATTGGAATTCTTATTACTTTAAATATTGTATAATCGGCTTGTTTAAAGTATTTATCTGAAGATAATTTTTTAATATTATATTTCCAACTAACTGCTTTATCGTAAGAATCAAAAGCAGTTACTTCAAAATTTTCTTTTCCTATACTAGGATACGATGTTTGTCTTAATATTTCATAACCAAAAACACTACCCATTATTTACAAAATCATAATTCCATTTTACAGTAGATTCTTCAAAATTTTCAATAGGAATTTTTTCTATATTACATTTGTAAATATAAGGAATATTATTAAATCTTATATACGATTTTTTAGTTTCAGAACTTTTAGCTTGTTGATAAAGCGTTTCAATATAAGTAGCAATCTCGTGATCTTTTACATTAGTTGTTATTGTTTGCATGTTTAAACCTATCGTCTTTCTCAGGAAATTCATCCATAAATGTAGCTAAAGTTAAGCAATGCCAGGCGCAGGCTATCATGTGTTTACTAGGAGAATTATTGCCTGGAGTTTCTAAATCTAAGTTTTCTCCATTCCAAAATTGGTTCAAATGTCTTTGGAGAGCGTCAAAAGATAACGACCAATCATAACCTTTTCTCCAGTTATGTTTGGAATATTTTCCAACTCCCTTACCATAATGTTCAGCAAGTTCCCACAAAGCTTTTTGTGGGATTAAAGAAAATTGAGCTAATTTAGAACCTTTTTCTCCTCCAGTATCTGGATCTTTGATCCTTACTTCTGTTGGGATAACTGTTGATTTCTGTGAAGAATTTGAATCATTTGTTTCAACTGTATCCAAGTGTAAGCTCTACTTCCTTTATTTTCTTTATTGTATAAATAGTTGAAAATAATATAATTCTTTCCAGCTTTTTCTAAACTAGATAATACTTCTGGAGAATCATCTATATAAAGATCTGCTGTAATTTCTTCTTTATTTTTCACAAAATGAATTTCATCATAATGAACATTACGATCTGAAAGCCATTTAATAGTTACTGCTTTAATTTGTTCTCTCATTTCAGTTGAGAACCAGTCAGAACTTACTCTTTGAGTGATAATTTTAATTATATGACCTTCTTTGGCTAAGTGGTCTAATTGATTTAGAGCTGAAGCAAACGGCTTCATTTGCGAAGTTAAATCTTCATTAATAAATTTAGTATGATAAGTTTTAAATTGATCTAAAGTCAATCCCCAACTTTCAAAATTCCAGTCTTCAGGTTCAGGAAGAGAACCTGAAGTCAAATTGCGATCTTTTTCAACTAAGTCTTTAATTACCCCAGTGTAATCCGCAATTACATTATCGAAATCAATTCCTAGAATCATGTTTGTTCAGATTGCTCCTTAAGTGCGTTTCTACGTTTACGTCTGCTAATATTATCTCTTTCGTTACGACACAAACGGCAAGTTTTATATTTTTTCCCCCAACCATTTATTCTAATTATAAAATTAGCTACATTTTTCTCATGATTGCATCTTTTATTTCTAAGAGGTGTCGTTAAATTTTCTACATATCTATCTACGTAGTCATAGTCTAATTGAATATCTCTCCAAACATGATAATGTTTGTTACATAAACCTCTAGCTTTATGAATTTCTTTACAATTAGGAACATTGCACAATCTTTTCTCAGCCATTAGAAAATCCTCACAGCAGGAATATACCCGTCTTCTCTGGGATTTGTGCCTTCAGCTTCCTTACCTGAAAGACAATCCTCATCTTCTGGGTGCCACCACAAACCTTCAATTTCAGTAGCTAATTCTGCATTTGGAAGCAAAACAACAGCTTCTTTTACATAAGGATCTTTTTCAATCCAAATATTAATTAAATCTCTTAATTCTTCTAAAGTAAATTCAGTTTCCATAATTAATAGCAAATTCCGTCCACAGTAAATTTATTATCTTTAACTTGAATAGGATGTAAAAACCAATGCTTGTCTCCGGCTTCATCTTCGCAACAAGTTCCCATACCGAAACCTTGTTGCCAATCTGGATCGCGATCACCCATATATTTTGCAGAAATTTCCGGATCTGGATCAGCTAAATTTCCAAGTTCCATCCAGGCCCCATCGGCGTCATGAATTAAACCTAATCTATGGGTATGTCCAGAAACACCTGAACGATATTTATTAGATTTTAATTCTCCTCTAGCAGAATTTCCGCTTAATCCTCTACAAATAGATCCGTGAGTAACTTTTAATCCGTCTACGACTAATCGTTCTCTATAAGGCTTCCATTTGATATTATATTTCTTTAATTCAAATAGTTCAGGAAGTGTTAAACAATTCAGAGGAAGTAATTCAGGTGCTTTTCGAACAAGATATCTCTCAAATCGAAGTTCATGATTTCCTTCAACATAAGTAATTTCAGTTTTAGCACCTGCAGATTTTCTTAGACGAGAAAAGAAAGCTTTTGCTTCTACAAATGTCTCTATAGTATCTGAGGTTTGTCCAGCAATTTTATCATGCGAACTAAAATCATCGAAACAAACCAAGTCTCCAATGTGGAAAATCTTTTTAAATTTTTTCTTTTCAATTAACTTAAAAAGGCTTCCCTTCTCTCCAGTAATTACTTTATTGTTTACTGGAATATGTGTATCACTTATAAAAAGTGCTTGATACAGGGTTTTCATTAACTCTCCGATTAAATAAGGTAAATGTTATAAGGTGTATTGTTTTTGAATAACGAAAAACTTCATTAAAATGTAAACATAATGTTAAAAGCTTGTTAACATTTTAGCAAAGGTCTTGCAAGAAGTCAAGAGTTCTGATAAAATATTTTTAGGTCAGGTGGAAAAGTTAAAAATGAATATGCCTTCAGAGGTTATTCCAAGTTTAGAAAAACATTTAAAAATCTATTCTTTTTTAAAAAAGAAGTTTACAGATAAGTTAGATGTTATAAGCATGAACTCTAAGTCTAAGTATCCTTTAGATATCATGTTAGAGTATCAAAAAGTTCTAGACCAAAGAACCTTCACTGAAATCGCATATCTGTTAGGCATGTCGCCTAAGCGCCCCTACAATCATGTATACAACAAACATCTATCAGAATGGGCCCAAGCTAAAGACTATGTAAGACTCCTGTATGATTTTGATAACCAAATGCAAAAAGTAATTAATTATTGTATCACTAATAAAGTTAATATTAATATTTGGTATAAATACATTGAAAAACTTGGAGAATAATGGCCATTAAGGTAGATATTCGAAGACAAGTCCTTGAGCGGGATAACAATACTTGTCAAAAATGCGACAAAGTTCACCGGAAATTACAATTACATCATATTGTTCCACAACGACTAGACGGATCTGACCTTCCACATAATTTAATTAGTCTTTGTGCGAAATGCCATCATCGCTGGCATTGTTTAGAATCAAAATTAGATATTCGTATGCAAGAAGAGAGAACAGTCTCTTATTTTTATATCTGGGTGAAGGAAAGAGAAATAGATGTGGACGTTTCATTGGGGGACCGTTGGGTCTGGAAAGAGTTTAGACTTATTAAAAAATTATTTCGACAAAAAAAGAAATCATCCTAATGACGTTTGTTTAGTAAAACCTGGATTTGATAAAAGAACTGAAGGAATTTTTACTAGATTTGGCTCCACTGAAGCCACTCTAATCTATTATCTTAACCGAAGATAATAGATTAGAGTGGCTTCTTTTGTTAAAAGAAAAGACTTATTTCTTCGTAGATGAAATGCAGTTTATTGATGAACGCACCCTAGAACACATTATAAAAGCTAATAAAGATAATACTAAACACTTCTACACTTATGGACTTAGAAATGATTTTAAAGGCGAAATGTGGCCTATAATAAATAAAGTAATGAATCTATGTGATTCCATTATAGAAATTTGTAGCGAATGTAGTATTTGTAAAAAAAGAAAAGCTTCTTTCAACAAAAATTTAAAGCAAAATGCCAAAGAAAATGAATTAGGATTCCATTATGCAGCAGCGTGTTCCCAGTGCTTTAACTAATTTAAGTAATTTTAGATTCTTGTTGGGCAATGGAATGTTTATCTGGGAAACTAGAAGTCACAGCGTAAACTACCAAAAGTTAATAAGAGAACATAAATATTCTGAAGCTTTTATTTTTTTTATGGTGAAAAATTATGCTTATTAATGATCTTTATTGGTATAAGATATATAAGAAAAATGGTTTTTACCCACAAACAACTAGAAACTTAAAAAGTAGACTTAGAGAAGAAAGAAAATTGTCTCTATTAACAATAGACGTTTTAGAAAAATATTATATAGTTAAAAAAACTAAGAAAGGAGAATTTAGATAATGAATTTTAAGTTACTACTTGCTCACATTAAGATGTATAAAATTTATAAGAAATATGCAGATCCTGATAGAAAATATAATTACTATGAAGAGTATTACGATGCAATTAGAAAAACAAAGGGCTCTGATAAGCCCTTTGTTAATTTCTTAAGTAATCATTATGCTTTAAATTAAATTGTAAATTCTGCAGCTTCTACGGTAGTTACCACATAATATCTAACATCAAATACAATATCATGACAAATAACGTCTTTATCTCTGACGTTATCTTTCTTTTCTACTTCTTTTCTAGAATCATTACTATACCAAAATCTACAATTAACAAGATTAGTTCCGTGTATAGTCTTTTGGTTAAACTCTTGAATAACCGCAGTTCTAGTTTGGAAAGCTTTTAAACTATTACTTGCATAGAACCAAAGAGAAATTGTGAATCTTCCAGTAAATCCTATTCCCGGAGGCTCAAGCGTTCTAATGTCATTGAGGTCATATATAATATAAGGATAATCGGTATTTGCGTTTTGTCTCCAATAGTGAACTCGTGGAGTTCCACCTACAGCAGTAATAAGAGCTGAATTAGTTTCCAACTTAGATTTAACAACGGAAAACATTTCTTCTTCTGGGGTCATTTAAAGCAAATCCTTAGAAAGATATATTTATGAATTTATAGAAAAAATAATTATTACCTTGTAGATAGGATAATTATAAGAAATGAAATTTGTAAATAACAGGTTAGAAAGATTAGCTAAGGATTTGTTCAATGAAGACTGTGACAGAGAGAATATGGAATATAAGTTAGACTCTAAAGTTGAAAAAATAATGGAATTAAAAGATCAAATTTTATTTCTTACAGGTTATCCTTCTGAGCCTACTATTTTTGACTTTCCTCCTTATGTGCTCGTTGTTTCTGCTAGGAACATTGATATTTATACGGAAGATAGTTTTGAGAAAGAAGGTTTACATTTGTATGACTAAAGATGATAGAGTAAGTTTTCGTTGTGAAAAAGAATTAAAAGATTGGATTGCTCTTAAAGGCGGATCTAAATTTCTTTGTAAATTAGTCCGTCTAGCTTATTTTAAACTAGAGGGTAAAGAATTTGAAACTGAAGAAAAAATCGATTTTTAGAATTGGTTATCATGGTGGAAGACTAAATTTAGGATTTGGAATTCTAAAAATAGAAGAAAGTAATACAATATTTGGAACTAGGTTCTTTGTAACTTTTGTTTGTGGATGTAATAAAGTATATTATAGTGCCTTTCAACCCACATTTCTAGAACAAAGTAAGTGTAAAAACCATTATTATGATTTAGGACCTTATAACTTATTTCCGAAAATTTAATTAAATGGGACCCTAGCAATAAAATTTTTCTTCATAAAGTAATAAAAAGATCTCCCAAAGAAATAAATCATCCTTGGGAGTCTTTTCTTTTTTGTGGGCATGTAGTAAAACATACTAAAAAAAGATCTTTAGGTTATTTAAAATGTTCTATTTGTAGAAAAGAAAGATATAAAATTTATTTATAATGTTAATCAAACTCACTCCTAAAAATAATAAACTACACAGAGTCCTTAAATATGAAAAATGCATAGGAAGTTCTTACAGGTATACGTTTACTTTAATATGTGGACATAGTTATAATATTTGGATATGGTATGGAGATCGAACGTCTGGCCTTAATAAAAAATATAGATATTGTCCAAATTGTGCTAAAGTTTGGAAACCCTCTAATCCTCCTAGATCTGGGGTTTATTGTGCTCCCTATTAAAATTTGTTGGACTGGAAATCTTAAATTTAGAGTTTTAAAACAACAAAAAATTTATTATGAAAAAAAATATCATTACCAAACTAAAAGTTATTTAACTTGTGGTCATGTTAGATACTATTCAGGATCAGTTGATCTTAACAAAGATAGATATGCTATATGTATAGAAGGATGTTCGAGTCTTTACTAATGCTTTATATTATAAAAAGAAAAACCAAGTTCTCTAAAGAACATAAAAGATTTTTAATTTATAAAAAAATATTTAAAGGCTGTAATTATTATGATATTTACTTAAGTTGTGGACACAAAAGAAATTGGATACATCAAAGTATTCTTAATTATTTAACAAATAAAAATTATTACTATTGTGACCAAGGGTGTTCTAATATATAAAAAATAAGAAAATCCCAAAAGGATCAAATAGATCATTATATAACTCTTTATATTAAGATTAATCTCTAAAGTTATCTTATATATAAGGAGTTTTTTATTTATGGCTCAAATTGGAAGTTCACTTTCCGGTTTACGTCCTGATACCGTAAAGAATCTTGTGCTCGATGCCGGAGTGCTCTACGTTAACGCTAATATTGCAGATATGTTGTCTGCAACTACCGGCGCTGGTATTGCATTTAGTGAAGCTATTCGAGACACCAACACTTGGACCGATCCTAACGGTAACACCGTAGCCCCCAGAAAGCTCGGTGCGACTCGTGGAGGCACTACGTTCGCTATTAACAAAGAGGAACGCCAAGTAGAAGTAGACGGTCGCAGAACTAATATTAAGGGTCTTCAGCGCGTAGATATGATCTCGCCTTCCATTAGAACCTCTCTTTTGGAAATGGCTGATATTGATACTTTGCGTTTGGCTTTGGGAACTAGTATTCTTACTTCTTACCAAAACTTCGATTCGGTTCGTCCCGCCCTATATCCTAATGACGAAGACTATTTTGGTAATATTACTCTTTTCGCTACGATTGCGCAGCGTGTTGCTCCTAACGGACAGCCCTTGCCTATCGCTATCGTAATGGAGAATTGCCGCGCTAATACGATTCAGGACGTTTCTATCTCTGATAAAAACGAAGCTGTAATGGAAATCGAATTGACCGCTCATAGTCTTGACTCTGACGCCTTCAATATCGGTTGCCAGCTAATCGTCCCTAAGAGATTAAGTGGCTATTATTGATACTACTAACTTCTAACCGAAGTTGCAGTAAAAAGAACCTTGGAAACAGGGTTCTTTTTTTATGAAAAACTATTGACACTATCTAGTAATACCTTTATAGTGGAACTATGAATAGAGAACACTTTTCTCCTTTTATAGGAGATTTCAATTTTTTTAATACTAGAGTTAATCCCTTTTTAATAAAAAATACAAAATATTATAACAATACTGAATGTTGGATCTGGGAAGATAATGTTTGTCCTAATGGTTATGGTAAGTTAACTTATAAAAATAAAATATATGCATTACATAGATTAGTCTATGTAATTTTTAAAGGTATTCCTCCTGAAGAATTAGTTTTAGACCATTTATGCAGAAATAGATCTTGTTGTAACCCAGACCACTTAGAACCCGTAACTCAATCAGAAAATGTTCGTAGAGGGGCTATTGGCCAATATTCTATCCACATAAATCATTGTAAAAAAGGTCATGAGTATACCGAACAAAATTTAACTCTTCTTCAATACAAAAATAAAGACGGAAAAATAGGATATAAACGCCGATGTAAAGAATGCCTTAGGGTAAATGCTCATAAATGTAGAAATAGAAAAGACCAAGCTAATTACCCAGAACTAGAGATTGACATAAATTATGTTCCACCTAGACAAAGAACTAGAGATAATAGTAAATTTCCATGTGGGCACGAAAAATCTGAAAGTAATATTTTTGAATTTCAACATCCTTACTACAAACAAGGATTCAGAAATGTGTGTAAGGAATGTCACGAAGAGTCAATTGCTAAAGGTGATTTAAGACGAAATTATTTTAAATGTGGCCATTCTAAAACAGAAGATAATCTTTTTAGAATTCAAGATAAGAATGACAATAGAGGTTATTTTAATAAGTGTCTTATTTGTCATGACGCTAATTTAAAAGGTAGAGAAAAGAAAGTATGTATTAATGGACATGAATATACGGAAGAAAATACGGTTTTCTACAATTTGAAAGATGGAACTAAGAAGAAAGACTGTAAACAGTGTATTTCTGATAGAAGAAATAAAGCTAAACAAAAACAAATTATAGAATCTTAACGATAGTTAAGACACAAAGAATCTTGTTTCCAAGATTCTTTTTTTATTACTAAATTAAGACATAAAAAAACCTACCGGTTAAAGTAGGCTAATCTTTTTAGATATTTCTTAATAAAATCATTAATTTTGCATCATACCTTTGTATATCTTCTCCTATATAAGTATATAAATCTTTACTTATTTGATAATAAATATACATTTTATCCTTATCATCGCTTGTGTCTTTTGTGTAGCAAAGAATTCCCTTACCTTTTCTATTAAGGTGGTGTCCTCCATGACAAAGAACATGTTCATACCCCCTTTTAGCAAGTCTGGTTATAGAATAGTCTTCGTGTTTTTTTAACTTACCTAGATATAAAAATATTGGAATCATAGTTAAATAACTCTCTTTAAATTTTTAAGTAAAGGAGCTTCCCATTGATTTGAACAAGTGCCTAAATAAAACCATATTTCTTCAGAGATTTGGAAATATACTAAAACTTGTTTGATATTGGCTCTTGGTGAAATTACAGCTATTTGTCCTTTTGAAGTTCTATAAGAACTTATACCCTGATGCCATTCCGATTTAAAACCTTCAGCATCTTTTAAATTATAAACACAATCGGCTCTTAAAAAAATCATTCTACTTTTACCATCTATCTCTTACTAATCTAAGTCTACGTATCCAATGAGATTGTCCAGTAGTAAATCCTATAAACATATAAAAAGTTTTAACTTTTTTATAGACAGCACAGGCTTGATCCTCGCCTGCTAAGGAATTCATTGCTGCATGAAGATAAACATCTGGTAATACTGTATGATTCCATTTAACACAATCAAACATCCCAGTCCTGTTCCAATCTAAACAAAAGCTAGAATTTTTTCTAATTTCAGTTAGATTGGTTTCACTAAGAAATAAAGGAACTTTTTTCATGCACTTACACCATACATTTTTAAATATCTACATCCATGATATAAATTTACACTTTCTCCTAAATACAGGAACGTTCTTTGTGCTATCTTTATATAACAAATAGTCCCATTTTCTTTTCCTGGAGCTTTATTAACACAACAAATAAGTGTGGCTATTCTTCCTACCCAAACTGAATAATCATAGCCTAAAGTGTCAGGAGGGTTACTAATGTCTTCTTTTGTAATTCCACAAGACTCGGAATCTACAAAATTAGAAGTTTTTTTAATATGAAGTAAAGCTGGATACAAAACTAATGTTCCCTATCGAGAGTTTTTTATGTCCTAGTCTAGCATACTTTAATCAAGTTGTCAAGTGGAAGGTTTTCTAAAAATAAATTACTAAATAAACTTTCAGTAATAATTATTTAAGGATTTTTTCTTTTAATGTCTCAAAATTCTCATTTTCCAAATCTCCCTCTTTTTGAAATTGAAGGTGAGAAATATACTTTTAAGCGTCTAGGACATAAGCACGTATTTATGTTGCTAGGTATGGGTAAAGATCTTTGGTCTCTCGGTATGGGCGATTTCAAGATGCGTATGGAACGTTTTCAAGAATTTTCTGAAAATACTCAAAGTCTCTCTCAAGACCTTTTACTTCAAATGTCCCTGCTCTTTGGTCTTGAATATATGAAAGCCAATTTGGACGAATTTCTATTGAGTATTCTGCGTAGAGTTGATCCTGATAAAGGTCAAGTAGAAGTAACCCAAGCTCATTTGGATGATGAAAATAAATTCCCAGCTTCTTCTTTACCTTCTATGTTGTTTGAAATTGTAAAACATCCTGATATCGGTATGTTTGTATCCGCCTTTTCTAAGGGCGCTGATATCCCTTTTTTTCAAAAACTAAAGCAACAGACGACACCGGAATCGTCTCCGAATATTTAGATTTAGACTTCGATCATTACGATTACTGTATTCACTTAATACAAAAATCTTATGGGTGGACTGACGATGTTATCGACGGTCTACCCTTTTTACGTTTATTTACCTGTTACCAAATGTGTAAATACCAAGACGAAGTTGAATTTAATCAACATCGTTGGGCTGGTGCTTTTATTACTTACACTTTAAATGGAATGTTTGGTGGAAAATTAGATAATTTCGAAAATTGGTGTAATAACCTAGGAATGTTTTCACATAAAAAGAAAACAATTATTAAGATTGATAAAGAAGAAGAAATTGCTAAGGCAAATAACACCTTTGAAAGCATGTTCTTATCAACTAGCTGGGATACCGATCTCCCTACAGAAAATATACCAAGCGAGTAAAGAGTAATGGCTGATTTTAATTTTGATGTAGATTTTATCCTGGGTCTTCAACGATTAGCTCAAGACCTAGCTAAAGCTGAAAAAATGACTACTCAATCTGGTAGTCAGATAGCCAAGACCTATTCTGATGCTCTTAACAAAATCAATGTTAAGAAAATCTTTGATACAAAAGACGTAGTTCTGTTCGGAGATAGAATTCGTTCGGTAGTTAATTCTTTTGAAGAACTAGCTCAAGAAGGTCAAGTTCCGTTAAAAATTCTTAACGCTGGTTTTAATGAAGTAGCTAAAAATGTAACTGCTGCTATGCGCAGCATGAAGATTCCTAAAGAGCTTCGTTCTGAGTTCATGGCTACTTTCAAAGATATGAGAGCAGAAACTCAGAAACTTTTCAGTCCTAGAAATAAAGAAAATAAAGTTCAAATTTCTTCCAATATTGAAGAAGTTTTAAATAAAATTGATTCTTTAACAGCTAGACTAGCTAATTTAGGTAAACAAAAAGTAAATATTGATATCGGTGGATTCGATGCTGCTGGTAAAAAATTAAACGATAACGTTAATGCTTCTCAAGGATATGCTAAATCTGATAGTAGTTTTTCTGGACCTGTTTCTACTGAAAAGACTAGAGGAGAACTTCGCTCTGATCGTGCTCGTGCTAAAAGAAATGCTAAAGATCGCATTAAGTATGAGGAAAGTTATCTTGCCGACGAATGGGGTGGAGTATTAAATAATACTTCACAATATACCGAATATTCTCATGCCGATTATAAAGAATTAGATGCTCGTAAAGCTGCCCAGGATAAAGCAGCCAAAAAGGCAGCGGATAAAGCAGCTAATGATAAACGCATTGCTGATAGTAGAGCTGAAAATAAAGCTAAAAGAGACGCTGAAGCGGAAGCCGTTAGACAAAGAAAAGCTGATACTAGAGCAAGACAAGCTCAGGCTGAAGCCGACCGTCAGGCCCGTAGAGAGGCTACCGAAGCCCGCAGGGCTGCTAACCAAGGCGGTAGTGGTGGAAGAGGTCGTGGAGGCTCTGGAGGAAGCGAAGGAGGCAGTCTTACAGACGCCCTTAACTTCCTTGCCTTCTCTCAATTCTCTTCCGCTTTAACGCGCTTAACTAAAGATATTATTTCCGCTTCCGGACAAATGGAACAATTCCAAAGACGTTGGAGTATTGTTGCTAGAACACCGGATAGCAGTAAGAATTTTGATTTCTTAAAACAATACGCTGCTCAAAGTCCGTTTGATATGAGAGAAGTAATGCAAACCGGTATTGCCTTCTCTGCCCAAGCGAAGACTATTAAAAAGCTTGGAAGAGATTTCCAAGATACGATTAAAATGGCTGGTGAATTAGGATCTATTAATCCTGATGCTGGTATCGTAGACGCTCAAAAAATGATCAGCCGCATTATGGCTGGTGACAGTAACGGTCTTGAAATTGCCCGTTCTCAGTTTGGTATCTCTAATGATATCCTTGCTGATAATGGCGTATTAATCGGCTCTAATGGTGTAAGTCTTCAGTCTATTACTCAACGTCGTCAGGTAATGGACGCTATTGATAAATTTATTCAAGATACCACCAAAGGTCAAGGTGCAATGGTGCAATCCAGCACCCTTATGGGACGTATCTCAAATTTGGAAGATCAAATTTTCCAAACTTCGGCTGCACTATTTGAACCTCTATTACCTATAATGAAAGAAGCTGTTAGTGCTACTGCAGACTTCTTAAAAGTATTAGCCGATTTGCCGGATGTTTTAAAAATCGCAATTGACGCTGTTCTTGTGGGAATTACAGCTTTAGCTGGTGCTGCGGCTATTGGATCTGGTGTTCAATGGGGAGCCAAAGCTTTCGGTTTAACTGGAATGCTTGCTGGGGGAGCTGCTGAAGCCGCTGCCGGCGGCGTAGCTGCTCGCGGTGCTGCTAGTATGGGCGGACGAATGATTGCAGGCAGGGCCCTTGCCGGAGGCTTAGCTCAAACTGGGTTAGCTGCAGGTATTGGTGCTGCCAGTGGATCTATGAATGCCGGCGCAGGTGCTCAAGTAGCTACTAAAACTAACGCTATTGCTTCAGCATTAACTAGATTTGGGGCTGCAGTTACTAGTTTTCCCGTATTATTAATAGGTAGTATTTTCACTGGAATTGCTTTAGGTATTCAAAGATTAATTGATCTTGGTGAAGGTGGAAAAATTAATGAGCTTCAAAAGAAAGCTCAGTCATCTAAAGATTGGTATACTTATAGAAATAATTTCTTAGACGAAAGAGATAGAAGAGGAACTACTCGTCAAGAGAACTCTAAGCATCTCCTTGCTTCTGATGAATATAAAAAATTAGGTATTCCAATGGAAGTGATTGAAGCTCTAGGAACTACTAGAAGATTTGATCAAAGAGCAAATGATCGTGCTTATTTAGATACTCATGATTCAACTTCTACATTTGCTCGTGGAAATAAAAAAGAAATTGAAGCAGAGCGTGAACGTCTGTTGGGTATTCGCTACAGAGCCCGTATGGATATGATTAAGGGCTCTGACAATCCTGAAGACGAGAATTACAAAAAAGCTCAATCTGATGCTAATGCTGCTCAGCAAAATTTAGCTAGATTAATGGGTAAAGAATTATCTGTTCCACTAGAAAATAACTTTGCTGATACTCTAGATAAGCTTTCTTTTAAAGACCAAATGGGCGATCAGTCTGCTTTAGGCGGTTCTCTAGTAGAATTAACTAAACAAGCTGGCCAATGGAAAGATCTTTCTAATGACGTTACTAAAAATGCTCAAGAAAGAATGGATTTTGCTCAAAAAGCTAGAGATGCTGAATTAAAAATTCTTCAGACTCAAAAACAAATTGCTGATAGAAATATTGCTTTTAATCAGTCTATTATTTCTGAACTAGCTGCTGTAGGTAAACTCTCTTATGAACGAGAAGCCGATAGTTTATTTGCTCAGTCTTCTATGATTGTAGGAAATACTCCTGAAGATGACAATAAGCGAAAAGCTCTTAGAAGTCAAGCTTTAGGTGTTCAAGATAAAGCTGAACAGGAAGCCCTACAAACCACTATTGGATTAATGAAATATCGTTACGGAGAAGAAAAAGCGGAAGTTAAATCTCTTACTGTAGAACGCGATAAAGAATTAATGAAATTTGCAGGGCAGGATGAGAAAGCTCATCAAGCTCGTAAAGCAATTTGGGAAAAATATGATTATTTACAAATAGCCGCTAGACAAAGAACTCTTGATACTCTGGTTCAAATGGAACTAGATCAAGTGGATATGGTCAGAAATATTAAAGCTGCTCAGTTGAGCGATCAAATGGGTGCAGCTACTACTAAAAAAGATATTCTCAATATTCGTATGGATAATAAGCCTTACGCCGAGAGAGCACAAATTTTAAAAGAAATTGAAAAAACTAACAAATCTATTGAGAAGTCTATGCAAGATCAGCTTAAAAACGATGTTGATCTTATTAAAAACAATGCTCAAAGAAGAATTACTTATATACAAAATAAACTAAATGATAAAAGTAATACTCAAATGCGTGATCCTAAAATTCGCCAACAAGCTAGAGAACAAATTGAAGGAATTAAAGCTGAAAGAGATCAGCAAGTTTCTTCTAGAGAAAAGCAATATTCTAAAGATGTTGACGTATTTAGAGAGAATAATAAAAAGACTTCTCAAACTGAGACTATTAAGAATAAAAAAGATGAATTAGATGCTCAATATAAAACTATGGAAGCAGCTAAAGCTCAGCTTGAATTTACTTCTCAATATAATGATTTAGCAAGTAAAAATAAATCTCAATATGTAGCCAATCTCAAAGAACAATATGAACTTGAGAAAGCAATGTTAGCTATTAAACTTCAGCAAGAGACGGATAAGGACCTAAATCCTAGCAAATCTCCTCTTGAAATTATGGCTGCTCAAAAACAAAATCGTATTGATTTAGCTAATCTTCAAACTACTTATCTAAATAAACTTAAAGATACCACTAATGAATTAGATAAGCAAAATAGAATTTTGGAACTTCAAAAAACTTTAAGTAAGCAAGATGAAAAAGGCACTTACGGAGTTGAAGATCTAAATCAAAGAATGCAAGATGAGTCTGAACTATTTAGATTAAAGGCTGGATTTGGAACCAAAGAATTTCCCACAGGGACTCAATTTGGTGCCGATCACGGAAACAACCCTTACTACACTGGACAAGATCACGGAGGTAAGGCAGATCCTATGCAAAAGTATAAAACCCAATTTGGAATGAAAGATTATCGTTTTGATCCTGAATTTGGTCAATATTCTACTCCCAAATTTAAAAATGTCTGGGAGGGAATGGGCCATGATAATATTCAAGGCAGAATGATGAAAGACGGTTCGTTCGGAGGATCTACCCTTCCAAGCGTTATTGGAAATATTAAAGGTCAAGTTGACGTAAATGTTAATTTGAAAAATGATGGAAAAGATATTGGTAAGAAATCCAATAAAACTGATGTTTGGTGGACTCCTTACAATAATGATATTCAATAGGAAATATAATGGCACGTAGATATATTAAAATGGCTAGTCCTGATGGAACGAATACAGTAAATCTGTATGACTATGCCTTAAAACTTCCAGATCCTTATCCGGAAATTCATTATACAACTACAGATAAAACTTACCAGATGAGGAATACCGCTTCGGGTCCGGGTAACCGTGTGCATAAATCTGTAGGAACAAATATTAATCACGCTGAAATTGATTACACAATACATTCTATTTCTGACGAAGAAATGACTAAATTAAAAACAATGTATACAGCTAGACCTAATGTTATTTTAGTTAGTTTTGATTCTGGAGCTACTCGTTACTTTGCTAAATTCAAAGAAAGCGGATTCACTGCTTCTGGATACGACAATAACGAAAACAAAGACACAGGTAAAGCTTACTTTTTAAAGGCTGAAGTTCAGCTCTATATATTAAAAACCACTACACAAGGATTCGCAGGTTAATATTTATGGCAAGCCCCACAAGAGATGACTCTAAAACTTATCTAGGTTCTGATGGTATTCCTCTTAATGATACTGATACTTTAGGAGGAGCTATTGATTTAGGTTCTCCTGTAAATCCCGCTACTTTAGGTGGTTTATTTGGAGATATTCGTCTTGATTCTACTGATCAAGATTATTATACAATTTTCTATCGTAGAATGGAACAAACTAGTCCTGGTGTATTAAGTAATGCTAGGTTTAGCAATAGAGCTGGAGCAAGAACTAATAGCACTTCAGGTAATGCTAGTATTGTTTCCACAAACACTAATGATACCGGAAGAATTAAAATAACAGGTAAAGTTTCAGGAAGTTGGACTAATGAAACCTTAACTTTAACCGGAACCACTCCCATAATTGGTTCTATAGTTTGGGATGCTAATAGTGTTATTCGCTGGGAAAGCTTAGACGGAGTTCAGCTTGGTTTAATTACAGGTTCAGTTAACAGCTCTACTTGTGGCATTATTTGGGGAACGGATAATGATCCTCAAGACGGATTTGGAAGTATTGCTACTTATTTTGCAAGTGCAGAGATACAATTTGCTCTTTCTACAAGTAAAAATTCTGCTCTTTCTAGTTCTAACAGAAAGACTGCACCTTCAGGAATTGGTTCTTTCTCTACGGCCACTCGTTGGGCCGGAGAAGATTTCTCTCTCTCAGTCCCTTCGGGAGAATTAGAAAATAACGATTATATTGCTGTATGTGGTAAATTTACTGCTTATGCAAATGTTCCAGCACCCAATAATGGTAGATTCCAGTTTAAACATAGCTTAATTGGAGATTCGGAGTAAAGCCTAATGGCTCTCATTCAGTGCGCTCAAAATAGTGAATTTAGCTGTTTTGGGCAAATTAATTGTGCTCAAGGTTCAACATTCACTTTCTCTGACGAAATAATTTGTGGAGATAATGCGGAATTTAAAACTAGAGCTGTCTTGAATTGTTCTGATAATGCAGAATTTTTTATGTTTGATGCAGCTGTTTATGACAGTTTAACTTTTCACAATAATGTCAGTGATACGGAATTTACTGAATTAATAACTCCTTATTCCTTTCCCACATTAACTCTTTACCACAACGGAGGTCCAACTGACTATACTAGATTTATTACTAAATTAAATGTAAATAAAACTTTAGGTGGTAAGACTTATGCTGAAATAACTATGGTAGAACCTACGGAAGGTTCTGAGTTTATGGAAAGTATTTTGGCGTTACAAGCCCAATTTATTAATCCTCTTTATAATGGCTTATGTGCTTCTCCTTTTAGCTCTCCATTCCAAACTATATTTCCTAATCCACTTGTTCCTAATAATTTTAACAATTCTGTTAAAGCTTATTTTCAACTTAAATTAGCTATTGGATATGAAACTTATCAAGAATATACTTATACTAACATGGTCCCAAGTTCTTGGAGTTTTGACGGAACTGAATTTAATATCCGTATAGAAGATTATACGGTTCTTCTAGAACAAGAAGGTCAATCTATGACTCCCGATATTAATTCTGATGCTGGGGTAGTTAGATATGCTCAATCTACTATTAAGGAAATTTGTAATCGTTATGGCATTCCTAACGTAGTTGTTAATTTCCCTGATTTTCTTATTAGGCTTTTAAGAAGAACAGAAGATAAACCTCTTAATTGGATTGATATGATTTGTCGTATTAGACAAGCTAAACGTAAATGGGTTGGAAATACTTTAACTTTTGCTCCAACTTTAACTGCTGATGAACAAGTTCCTAAATGGAATATTGTGGAAGGTAGTCATATTATTGACGGTAGTTTTGATATAGATTTAGATTTATCCGACTATAGAAATAGATTTCAGATTGCTAGAACTTCTCCTAACGGGGGCATTATTGGTGAACAAGAATGCATAGGATTCTCTTGTCCTGGCAGGACTGGTAACATTACTTTTGATACTCCTGTTAATTTCGCTACTGCTGTTTACGAAGTTACTAACGGTGATTTAATTGATTTTGTATATTTTGACGCTAATAATAATCCACTAGTAGACAGTATTGCTCGAGGTCCTGATGGGATTTATCTGCAATCTGCTATTCCTACAGCTAATGTTAAGTTTACATATAAACCTAATATTGGAAATACTTCTCAGGGAAATGCCCAACAGGGCAACGCTAATAGTGGAGTTGGTGGTATGAATTATGGCCAATCTCTACAAGTATTTAGTTATACTCCTAGATATAAAGTTACTTATTTTGGTAAGAAAAACGGTGTATCTGGAATTGATACTGAATATAAATTTACAGCTATAGATAATGATGGAGTTGCTTGTTTAGGACTAAGACCTGAATATTCTAATATTGAAGATTCAATTATTCCTAATCAAGGTGTAGCCGTTCAATATGCTCAAGCTATGTTAAAGGAAGCCACTAGAAAAGTTCTAAAAGGTAAACTAGAAACTCCTTTTGTTAATCCGTTTATTGAACCAGGTGACTGTATTTCTATAACTGATTATGAATTAAAATTCATAAACGTTAAATGGCTTGTAGAAGAAGTTATTATTGATTTAGATGGTGACGAAATTACTATGACTTTAAACATTAGCCGAGGAAGAATGTAATGAAAGATTTTCTTAAAAAACTTTCCAAAAATATTGATAATAAAACTGTAGTAGAGAATTTCAGTAAGATTGCTGTAGTTACTGATGTCTTAACTGGAGGTTATTTTAACGTAGAAACTTCTGCAGGAATTCCTATTACTACTATAGTCTCTCTAGGAGGATCTTTTAAATTTAAAGAAGGTCAATGGGTTACTATTGAAAAATTCGGCGGTGACTGGGCCATCGTAGGGATAGCAGCTCAAAAAGGCGGAGATTAAATCTCATGGGTGATTTTACCTTCTACCTTCCTAGCTTAGCTAAAGATACTTCTATCTCTGGACAATATTTAAAAGTAAATAATAAATTAAATTTTCTTAAAAAAACGGCTAACCAGGTTAATAGAACCGAATTCAGATATCCTATGGGAGAAAATTACACGGTCATGGAGTCCTATGAGGATAATACTTATGACCTAATTAAATTTGGTGGAGATTCCTGGGACTATTCTAATGGTATTCTTACTTTAAACACGGATAAAGCTACTAATGAATTAGGTTATTTATCTAGAGTAGCCAGTATAATTCCTGCAAGAGGATATAAAATCAATAAAGGAGATACGGTTCAAGTCTGTTTTTATGACAGAACTAGACAGAAGCCTTATATTCGTCAATTAGTGAAACGTGGTAACTTAAATATTCACGGTGAAACTCCTGTAAATCCCGTTGTTGAAGGGATAAATGAATGGTTTCAAGCTCATAGGTATTTTACTCAAAATCCTACAGGTCCGGCCCTTGTTTCTGGTGTTTATAGAATAGGCCCAAATTCTTCTACTCAAGAATTTTACACACTTCCCACCTATATTGATTGGACTGAAAGTAATCAAATCATTAGAGAAAATTTATATCCATTTGGAATAGCTCGTTGTCAACCTGAAGATGGGCAAGATTTATATATGACAGCTTATCCGATTGAAGGAGATGATTCTAATACGGGTTATGGCATGGCTGCTTATGACTTTAATGGCAGATATGTTAGAGCTTATAGCGAATTTTTCTTTTCAGGAGGCAGTGTTTCTTCTCAAAACTCAGATCGTTCTAGTCAATTTTTTTATGATAAAGGATCTAAATGGGCTACTATTATTTTAAAGACGGACACCCCCACTCAAAATAGATTGCTTTCTTTTAAATATAATAATAGTAATGATTTTGAAAAGGCTACAGCGACTGTTAATAAACAGACTTATAATGGAACAGTTTATGGATTCGAAAAAACAGATCCTGAAAATGCTAATTTAAAAATAAATAAATACTACGCTTTACTTCCTTACTGTGCAAAAGGCTTAGGAGGTTCTAATGAAAAACTGCAATTTTGGGAGTTTAATTCACAAGATAAAGCTTGGAGCACTGTTAATGAAATAAATCATGCAGATATTCCTACAGGAGGTCCTTCCATTGTTCCTGATGTTTTAGACATAGGAACTGAACAAACAGGACCTTTGGCTGCAATTGATGAGCAATTTTTTGTTCCCATTGTAGGAGGAACTCAAGATCTATTAAATCCTGATAATTGGAACAATTTATATTGGGCATTTAAAGGCTATAAAGGAGATGGTAGTGTAGGAACTAGAGGAATTTCTAGAACTTTAGTATCTAGCAATGCTCCAAGAATTGTAGGCTTTGAGTCTGAGATTCTAGCAGCGCCATTTCCTTTAGTTTATCAATTTTCAGGTGATTCTATTTTAGATAATCCTTCTATCTATAAAGTTTATGGAGATATTTCTTTATTAGCTTCTTCTTCTTTTTACAATAAATTTTATAAGTGTTGGCCAATATTTATGCCCTGTGCTGGAGCTAACTATCAAAGATTCCCTACTCAAAATGGCTTTATTAATAGATTGGCTTATGCTGCCGAAAAACAATGGCCTAGTGATACAAATACTAGACCTGGTGGAGCAGTTGTTGATCAAGATAAAGTAATTTGGTTTGTAGTTATGGAACCAGAGGCGATTCGCTATGCAGCAAGCCAAACTGGAGCCTTACGTCCAAATGGCGGGAGNAATGATTATACTCAAGAAGATTCTGGAGCTTCAGCTACTGTTTATTTTTGGACTGTATTTAGAGATGGAACAGAGTGTTTTCAAGGGGTAAGTAGAGGTTTTGGTTGGAATGTAAATAGCACCTTTCATCCTGTTTATAATGGTAATGTAGGCACAGATCCTGATAGTTGGCCTCAAGTAAATGAGCCTTGTCCTGGGCCAGGCTTAGGACCCGACCCTCAATCTAGAACTAGTTATAGTATGGAAGATAAAGGTTCTAGACCTGTCTGGAAACATGTTTTTAATTATTCTTTAGGTTATTTATGGCACACTAAACTTTACGGATTAAAAGCAGACAATTCAGTTATAGAAATTGATATTTCTAACAAAAGAGATTGTGAAGAAACCTTATCTTTTGGTGGTTCTAGAACAGGTATAACTAGTGCTAGTGGAATTCAATCTTATACAAAAACTTTTACAAACATTCCAGAACCTGATGCTGTTTGGCAATGGATTCCTTTTAAATATCAAGACCTTCATTATATTGCAATTTTAAGAGACGAACATTCGGATAATAATGGGGACTGTTACCCATACCCTGTTTTACAAATATGGAATACAGATTCTTCTAGCAAACTTTCTACTGTTCGCTTAGGCAGTTATGAAGAAATGAGAGATTATGATTATAACTCTGAAGAAAGTGATTTCTCTTTCAAAGATGGAGATTATATTTGGAATCCTTATGCTTATGGCGCTCCTAAAATGAAAGCTTGCCAGTCTGACGATGACGATTCAGTCAAACCTTTTATTTTTACAATTGTTTTAGAAGAAAAGAAAATAGTAGATGAAGCTATCGACGTTCAAGTTAGACGAATTTATTATTACAGTATTAAAGTAGCTAATCCAGCAGATCCTGAAATAGATTCTAGAGACATATATACCTCATCCGATATTCCCGGGGAAGTGCCTGTTGGGCGGCCTCCTGGAGAGCCTTTATATGATCAAGGAGATACAGGTTACAAGGTTCGTCAACCAAATATTAAAGATTTTGACACTTTAATGTTTACTGATAAAAGAGCTACATGGATTCACAAATCTAGAATATATGAAAGTAAATCTTAATATGGGCTGTAAATTTAGTATAAAATTAGAAATAGAAGAAGAATATTTTATTTTAGAATGTCCTACTTGTTCTAATTGTGATCCTTTAGGTGCTTGTGTTTACTATTTTATTAATAAATATCCTAATATTTCTATAGCTAATTTTGAATTACAAGTAAAAAATGTTTGTAATAGAATAATAATTTATAACGAAGTTGAAAACAAAAATAATATTTATGAAGTATATATCTTAGAAGAGAGACTACCTATTTCTGAAGAATATAACTATAAATGTTATAGACTTACTTCTAGAGAAATAGAGAATTAATTTATATGGCTTTTTATCAAAATGATTTAATTTATATTCTAAATGCTGGAGATAAGTATCTTACAGTCGATAGAAGTAATTTACTGTTAAGAGAATTACCTGTTATCCAAGGTGCAGAAAATAATCCTAGTGTCTGTTTTCAAGGAGATGAAAGAACGGGATTTTATCTTTCGGAAGAAGGAAAAATTGCATTTACCTCTCTAGGATGGGAATGTTTATCAGTTAGTAATAATGAATTAACTATATATGACCGTTCTAAAAATTCTATTGTTCTTAAAATGTCTTCGACTGGTTCTAAAACTTTTTATTTTCCTCTCCAAGAAGGCACCCTTGCTCTTAGAGAAGACAGTCAAATTGTAAGATTAAATAATGAAAGCACAGATACTATTTATGCGGGTATGGTGGTCAAGGTTGACAATTCCGCCGGAGTTAAAAAGGCTCAATCTGACAGTATGTCTAATCTTGGTTTTGCTCTTGCTTTAACTCAAGCTGATCCAACTGAAGACTTAAAAATTATTTTTTCAGGAATTATTACTTTGCTTGACTGGACGAATGTGATTGGAGCCACAGATTTAACTCCAGGGGATAGTTATTATCTTTCTGATACCAATGCTGGGGAATTGGTAGATACTCCTCCGACAATTGAGCAATATATTGGAATTGCTATATCTAATACGGAATTATTATTAAAGGTATAAATAGAATAATTATTAATTAATAAGGTGTGATAATGAATAAAATAGCTTATAATATGACCGATACAATAGGAACTAATGTTGACGTTACTAAATATATTAGTGCCGCATTCGGATTTATCACAAGTTTTTATTATCTAACTCTTCACCATTTAATTGTTAATCCGTCTTTCATTATCGTTCTATCTTTAGTTACTTTAGATACTATGTTAGGCCTAGTTTTATCTTTAAAGAGAGATAATTTTAGTATAACAGCTTTATTTGGTAAAAGTATAAAAAAGATTCTTAAATATGGATTCTTATGTGCTACTGCTATTCTTGTTGGATTAGCTCCATTAAAGCTTGTAGCTATACCTTTTATGCTTACCATGTTATCTTACGTAATAATAAAAGAATCCTCAAGTGTCTTCAAAAATACTTCTGATGTGTTTGATGACAAAGACATCGGTCGAATTTCAGATTACACTGAGGATATTGTTGAACAATTATTTAAACGTATACAAGAGAGTAAAAACGAAGAAACCCCTCAATCGCCTCCACCGTCTGACGAACCTTCGAATTAGCTAGTTTCTTCTCAAACTCTAGATTCCCATTAAAAAAACCCAGTGTATGGGTTTTTTCGCTTATAAAGACCTTTAATTCAGCATTATTGGTGATATAAAAAGTTAACTCTATTAAACCTCCCGCAGTTGCTTCAATGTCATGAGAGATACCTTTTAATGTGTCTAAGAGGCAAGCAGCTAGATCTATACTCTCTTGAGTAATAGCCTCTTCTCCGCCTCCATTCCAATCGTCTTCTTTACAATAAGTTTCAAGATCTTCTAAAGAACTAAATAAAGGCATTACAGTATATACCTCATAAAGAAATCAGGTAGTATTTGTTTAGAAAAACTATTCATAAGTTTAGGGAATAAATCTTCAACTTTATTTTTTTCTCCTTGATATCCATAAGAATAATTATTAAAAGTTTTATAATATAAAATATCTTTTTCTTCAAAACTCTTAATTGTAAAACATTTTTCTCTAATTAGTTCTAACATTATAATACCCTATACTTACAAAAATCATAAACAACTTTAGGATCATTAAGTAAATAATATCCTCCATAACGTAACACTTGTTCTTTAGTTCCGCCTGTAACAGGAAGTCTACATTCACTTAAGGCTATAGTATAATTATTTACTTTAAAGCTACAATAAGCAACTGAAGCATAATCAATATATATTTGCCTAGATGGAAAAGTATATCTACAGAAATTTAGGAAATAATCTACAAATTTTGGACTATATGCTCTACGTTTTTTATTAGGAAATAATTTATTATATAATTTTTTAAGATAAATATTCATAATATATATTTGTAAATAAAACTTTTCTTAACAGAAATATCAAAGGACTTCAGTTCTGTATACATACTCTTTAGCTCCACCTTGATTCCATATTTTAACATAAAGATTATTCAAATAAGTAGGAAAAACTAAAGAATCTTTAAGGAGTTGGTTTGGAACAACTTGCACAAACGTATACTTATTATAATTTAACTTTAAAGCCGTCAAATTATGTGAAAACATGTCAAGGTGATTGTCACTGTATTCTATTTTGCTTTCTCTTACGAACTTCTCGAACATAACACATTTCGTAAAACGCTTTATCTTTTGTATATCCATATCCTATTGCTTTCGTTTTCAAACACTCACAAGCCCAAATTTCTTTATGAGGTTCTCCAGAAAAATAAATAGGGTAGTAGACAATTAAATCTTCATACCCTATTAATCTATATATTAATTTTTTAAGTTTTTTAAACAAGCTTATCTTTTATTCTAGTTAGCCAAGATTCAGCTTTATCACTATAAAAGAATTTTAAAGGACTATAAGTAAACGCTTTATATTCTTCGTCAGTCATTTTAAGATAATCAGCTAATGGAACGTTATTAGGTTTAAGTTTCATTAAACTAAAAATTTTATCTACAGTATCCATTCTTGCATAAACCTTCTAAGAAAAATTAATCTAGATTCTTCACAATCAAACCCTGAACAATATTTATAATTTTTAGATTCATATAAATACTGTCCCCATCTAGTAGAATATTTTGATTTGAATAATGTCATTTAGTTGGAATATTTAATTTATAAGATTCGTAAATATGATCGGCTAAACTAATAGCATCTTCAGTAGTTAATTGTAGTTTTGCTATGCCACATATATTTCCACTTACCATTTCAATCTCTATTGGATAAGGAATTCCTGCATTAAGAGGATCTTTATAATTAGATCTTAGTCCTGAATGAAGGATAGCTTTCCCTCCTTCAAATTCTTGCGTATTTCTACCTATTCCGAACAACAAAGCAGTCAAAGGTGATTGATTACTACAAAAAGACATTACCAATTAACCTCTACGTAAATCTTGCCTTTATTTTTCTTTACAAATAAACACATAGGCACAAATTTATCAATCAAATCTTTGTTCTGAATTCTCAGGCACCCAAGCGTAGGATACCAACCTTGGAAATCAGCTAGAGGGTTTGGAGAAGCACTTCCTCCTCCATGAACTCCACAGCCTGCACGGCCTCTAGATATTTCTTGATTTTCTAATTCAATCAAATCACAAAAGAATTTACCATAAGCATTCCAAGTCTTTTGACTTTCGTGAGGTTGAGTTTCTATAATAACTCCAATCTCATATAATCCTGGAGGAGTATCTCCACCTTGAACATTGAATCCAGGGCCGTTTACTCCATCCCCTCTGCAAGGAATATTCCACCTTTCTTTCTTATTAAAATCATAACAAGTTAATTTATGATTTTTACAATCCGCCACACAATACATATCTTGTGGCCTTACAGTAGCTTTCACAATACATCACCGATTCCAAAAAATTTATGTCTTCCATTATAATTACTGTATGTATAATTATGACTAGTATAAAAAGTCCTATTAGGACTTAAATCATTCTGTCTACTCTTTAAAGGAATAACATCTAAAGTTTTAAATTTATTTTTAGGAGACACTCTAAAAATAATGGGTAGATTCATTTGTTTAATAGGGGAACTTAGAAAATAATGATTAGCATAGTGCCCATAGTTTCTGTCTAATCCTCTAACCCATCCTACTTGTTTATAATTAACATAACTCATAAAATCACCACTAACTGTCCAGTTTGATAAAATTGTAGTTCTTTAACTTGTTTCATCCAATCCTTAGTTACATCTATAACTGTGGGAAAAGAATTCTCTAAAAGATCTCCTTGAGGAGTTTTATGTAAAATAAAACAAGGTAGATCTCCGTCTGATTCATAAATAATTTTTAGTTGTTCTATTAGTTCTGATAACATTTAAACAATCTCTTAAACATATCTTTTATAGATATTATCTTCTCTGGAGTAGGAACTTCATAAGAGAAAATAGTTTTACTTATTACATTTTTATTAATACACTCAACAGTAACTGTATGTTCAGCATTTAAATCAATTGTAAGAATTAAATTCTCATCTCCCACATACACAGCAGTTATTCCTCCATTACAATCAGGAGAAAATGACCATTCTTTAGGGTCTCCTACTTGGGCTATTATTGAATAAATATCAAAATAACAAGATAACTTAGTAAATTTATAGGGCTCACTTATCGTATCTAAGTCTATAAGAGATAGATTATTAAAAGTTATATAAAAATTTACCGCTTCCAAAGCTAAATCTTTTTGGAGAGTGAACATCCAGTATTTAGTGGGGTTCAGCTCTGAATAAAATTTATCGTATACTTCTTGAGTGTTTAACAACATTACTGATAATCTCTAATATCTATTCCATCGGAATCTGTATCTTCAAAAACAAAATTGGTATCTTGCTTAGGCTTAAATCCAAAACTAGTTTCAGCATATTTCTCTGAAATCAAAGAATTAGGATAAAAATTAACTATATGACTGGGATTGTCTCTAATATTCTCAATAGTTACTACTGGATTACTACTATCAGATTTTTGTGCTTTAGGATCTAAATAATTTGTATTAACTAAATATTTTTCAAAAATTAAAGCAATTAATTTATTCACATTAACACCTAAATCACTAGCTTGCTTACACAATAACTTATAATGTAAATGGTCAAAAGTTAAATGATTTAAAGTAGCAATATTCACTGCTTCGGGATTATAATAAAATTTTGATTTTCTCGGAACTAAACTTTTTTCTTCACTATCTTCTTGTGCCATAAAATGTCCAAATCATATTTTTCCAACAAAGGGTCATAGTTTAAAACAATACATTCTTTAACTAAAACTTCTATTGGAATACTAAATATTTTTGCTTTAATCCATTTTACAACTTGATCTATTTTAATTGCAAAAGCTGTATCTATAGCAAAATACTTTGTCTCTAATCTTTTTCGTTCTCCAGAAGTTAAACCTTTTTTGAACCGAACTAGAACCCAACCTTGTCCACCTTTTTTATTACAATCTACTAAAGCTTTAATTTGATGTTTTTCTAGCTTTTTAAGATTAAAGGTTAAGCCTTCTTTAACATTCTTTAATTCTATTCCACAATATAACCCATTTTTTAATCCAGAGGTATCGAAAGGTTTTTCTTTGATTAACTTTGATAGAATATCAGCGTGTTGAGGTAAAACCTTTATTGCCTGCTTTAACTCGTCTGGAATAGGAACGTGTAATACTAAATTATTAGTATCTAAACTTTTTTCTACTCTTCTTCTAAATTCTTGTTCATTATTTACTGACATTGTTTAATAGTGTTTGCATTGGATTAATATATTTTACTTCAAAAGCATAAATATCTTCACGTTTAGTAAAATTATTTACTACAGTTTGTAGTTCTGTTTCGGTAAAAGGTCCCATTTGAAATAAATTTGGCACATTAAAGTTATGATGTAACTTACCATAGTATTCTACAATATATTTTCTAGCTAAATCTTCCATTTACAATTCAATCCTGTGTTCTGCGAAATTAGCAACTACGTCTTGATGAGTTGCTATAATAATTTGATTAAAATCTTTCTTCAAAACTTTAAGTAGTTCTAAACTAGCTTCTACTCTATAGTCGTCTACGAAAGCTAGACCTTCATCAATAATTAGAGTTTTATACGTTCCAAAATAACGATTTAAATAAACCATAATAGTTAATTTAAATAATAATTTAACTAAGGCAATTTCTCCGCCTGACGCTAGTTTAATATCGTATTGATCTTTTCCGAATAAGATTTTAAAGCTATCTAATTCTTCTTTACCTTCTGTGGATAGATTAACAATTAAATCTAATTCAGCTTTTTCAATTAGTTCATTTATAATTTCTTGTAATTCATTTTTAATTAAATTGATAATGTAAAGACTTAATCCATATTTACCACATATTTCAACTAAAAATTGTAAATCTTTAATTTTTTCATCTAATTTGTCAGTATTTAAACTGAGTAAGTAGTTAGTTTTTTCCGTTAATCTATTTTTAATAGAATTTTTTATTAATTTTATTTGGTCATTATGTTGTTTTTTAATTTTTAAACTATTATAATTATTTATCTCAGCCTGAAGTTCATCTATATCTTTTTGAGTATAAACTTTTTCAACTTTTACATCTTTACCAAGATTATTTAAAAGATAAGAATAATTTTTATACTCTTCCATGTTAACATGTTTGTAAAGATCTGTCAATTCTTTTTCCAAAGAAATGTAGTCTTCGGTGACATTATTTTTAAGAAAAATGCAAGGCAAGGGACTAGCCTTGCATCCGATCTCGTTCCAGTTTTTAGATAAACGAAGTTTACTTTCTAAAACATTAATACGAATAACTTTTTCTTTTATTTCTTTAACATTGTTATTGTTTTCATATTCTTTAATCTTTTCTATTTTTTGCATAAAGATTAAATTATTTTCATATTGACGTTTGCTATCTTTCATTCTAGAAAGCTTAGAAGTTAAAGCTGAAAGAACAGTAGAATCAAAATCAATATTTTCTTCTACAACAATTGCATCATATTCTTTTTGAAGGGAATCAATTTCACTTTGAATCTTTTTAGATTCCTCAAAATGTTTCTTAGTGTCTCTAAGTAATTCATTGTATTCAGTATATTTTTTATCAAAAGCGTTTAAATCAAATATTTCTCTAAGTAATTTTAATCTAGCCGCTTCTTCTGCTCCGACCAAATCATATTGACTACTTTGATCCATAAATACTAAACGATTAAACGTAGCAGAATCTCCGAACACATTATGAACCTCTGCTCGGAACTCTTTTGCAAGCGTATAGGAGGCGTCATTAAGGCTGGACTGCACACTAGAGCCCTTACACTCCTTAACTACCTTGTAAGGGCGGCCACAGGCTTCTACATTAAGTTCTAGACGTGATCCCTTAGTCATGTAGTTCTTTATGTTTCCTCTGATAGGAAAATTATCGTATAAGGCCCCAGGAAGAGAGTCTACTAGACTAGATTTACCACTCCCATTTCTGCCAATAATTGCAGTAAATCCATCTTTAAATTCAAAAGTTTTGTCTTTATGAATACCTACATTTTTGAATTTAACTGATTTAAGTCTATCAAAACCGGTTGGTTTTTTAACCAAACCTACTGAAAGAGTGCTCTTTTCTTCTTTATAAAAATCTGAAGTTGGTTCTATTAATTCTTTTAATTGACAATATCTTGCAATAAGATTGTCAATAGTTAAATCATTAGAACGACTTTGCTCATAAACAGTTTTTATCTCTGGAGAATTTTCTAGTTTATTTTGCTTATAAAGAGCTTTAACATGAGGAAATAAGTGTTTATATCTCTCTGGATTTTCTGTATAGAATCTTATATAATCTTTAGAAATATTATACTTTTCTAAGTCTTCTTCACAAATAGTATAATAGTTAGCTGCAATATCTGAAAGATTAATAAATTCTAATTTATTAGTGACTGTATCATATAAATGAAACCCTGCTTTTTTACCTTCGTCTTCATCAAAACGTAAATGACTTAAAGCACCTAAATACCATGAGTTTTCAGTGAGGTAATTCTTACAATGGACATGCCCGAAGAATTGAGCACTAGGTTTAAATCCGGAGTTAAGTAAATCTGGAAGCCCAAAAGAAAAATAATGCTCAGGAGTGCAGTAACCATGCTTGCCCAAAGAACAATTAATGATGTTAACATGACCAATAAGAATCCTAACTTTAGCTTTACCTTCGTAAGAATTAAGAGAGTTCATTACATTTTCTCTATAATTCTTATCACTTCTAATCCAGGGAATACACGCTAAATCAAAATCTGGGAAGTTTAAAATCTTTACTTCATCTTTAATTTTAGTGGTATTGTTAAGATGAATAAAATCTAAAGCACTTATATCTGAACCGGATTGGTCATGATTGCCTTCAAGTTGAATTATTGGAATATCAATATTGAATATATCAGTATAACCTTTTACAAGTTTTTCTGAAGATCTAAATTTATCCCCAACTTCACCTTTATCAAAAGTATCTCCTAGATTAAGGATGTAATCAACTTTTCTTTCTTTACAAATTTCTACCATTCGTTTAAGAAGAATCTGTTTATTATTCCAGTCTCTACCTCTAATATGTGAATCTGTAAATAGACAAAGATTACTCATTTATAAATTTTTCTTTTCTTTAGGATTATAGTTTTTTTTGAAATAAGCATGTTTTCTTAGCTTAACACAAGCTTTACATTGAATTTTAGGTAATAATTCTTTATTTTTTATACAAATATCACAAAAAATTCTATTTTCTAATCGTTCTTCAACTAATTTAATAGCAGCTAAAGCCCTATCTTTTTTTCTAGATAAAGCAAATTCTGAATTATCATAACATAACTTTAATATTTTATAAGCGGTCATGCTATTAACGTCTAAAGACAAAGCTTGTCCTGTAGGTCTAAAATTTTGGATATGTTTTTCGAATCTTTTTACCAGAATTTCTCTTAAGGTGGTTATAAAAGAAACACTTCCTGTAAAATTTACACCTATTTTATATTTTGGGTCATATACACAACCGTCTCCATCAATATATCCTCTTAAAAAATGCCAAAAGTATTCTTCAGTTAAATAATCAGGAAATTTTAAAACTAAAGATTTTTTAGTTTCAATTCCTAAATTTTTTAAATCTTTAACTAATTCTTTTCCAGGAATATATAGGGTGTGAATATTATAACCTGATTTTTTGGAATGATAGTCTTCTCTATATCGTATTTCTGAATTAGTTTTTAACTCTTTCTTACAAAATTCTAAAAGTTCTAAGTCTACCGATGTAAAGAAAATTCCACAACCTCTGGCCATAACAAATCCGTCGGAAGCCATATATCCCAATACCCACGCCATGGAAGGTGACCATTTTTTAAAATAATTTTCGTCACTATATAAGTATTCCTCAGCTCCTGAACCGGAGGCTCTTATTTTTATATTATAATCTTTTAAGCAACGTAAAACCACCCATTTACTACAAAATAAAAGTTTAGCAATTTTTCTAGAAGAAAACTTTTTAATTACGTATAAATCATAAAGATTTTCCCTATCTAAAATTATTCTAGGAGGGCCTGCTTTAGAGGGTTCGGCAATTAAGCTCATAGTTTAAATCCTGTCTTTAATAATTATTCCAGCTTCGTTTGAACCTAAATGTTTTTCAATTGTTTCTAGAAAAATTCTATCTTTACTAATTCTACGATCATAACATTTAGGATCTTTACTACTTAATACAACTGAATATGGAATAGAAAAATATTCTAATTTTTCGGCAATCATTTTAGTGGCTTTGTGTCCAGCATCATCATTATCAAACCATAAAACAACTTTTTTAGCATTCTTTTTTAACCAATAATACCAAACCAAATTAAGGTTACTGCCTAGAACAGCTATTCCTTTATTATACAATCTCGTAGAGAATAAGTCAAATACACCCTCGCAAAGAAGTATATTTGTTGGATTTTTAATCTTTTCCAAACCCCAACAATAAAAAATAGACTTAGTTCCTTTCTTATGAAACCATTTGCCGTTTGGGATTTGTCTCCATAAATAAGAAGTATCTAATCCTTTAGAGATCGCTTTTGTTTCCAAATAAAGAGTTTTCTTGGGAGGGTAGTAGCAAATACTAGCTTCTCTAGCTACTAATTCATTAACGTTTCTAGAAATAAGAAACTCTTTTGATTTTGGATGGTCCCAGGCATTTACTAGATAATTTCTATTAAAATTATCTATATATTGGTTTTTAAGAAGGGAATCTAAGTCTATTAAATGTTTAGATAGATTATCTTTTTGAAGATAAAGAAATTTATTCTTCCCGTTTATCCAGCGACTACAAGACCAACAATTCCCAACATTCTTAGTAACATTCCAAGTGAATTTTTCTTCTTTTCCACAAAAAGGACAGTTACAAACCCATTCTTCAGAGGACCAGGTAGCCCACTTACCTTCTGGTAATTCTACCTCTAGTTGGGAAGTATTCATTGTAGTTTAACTCCATAAGTTTAATCTTCTTCTAGTGCTGATTTATCTGTCAATCTTAAAAAATAATACAGATATTCACGCATTTGTTCTGTCCATCGCCAAAAATTGGGATGTTCATTTCGATGATAAGCTACGTGACAACAGGCACAGAGTAGAGCTAGGTTTTCTAAATCATTTGTTCCACCATTACATCTTTTTTTAATATGATGGATTTGTAATTGCTCTGACTCTATCTTACAACAAACACAGAAAGGTCCGTCCCTTTCCATAAGTTTTTTACGACGACGTTGTTTCCCGCCCATCTTTTTCTTTTTTTTCTTGCTGTGAGATTTGTTTGCCACTAATTAATATAATTAGCTAGTTAAGGATTCTATACCCTCTAATGTTTTACTTAACTCACCAATTACTTTGTCTACAGGGTCTTTAATTTGAAAGCTAGATTGGCGATTAAAATTGTTTCTCATAGCTACTTCAGTTCCGTCTTCATTTGTGGGCGGTCCTGAATTTGTTGTAGTAGAAACTCCTAAAACATCTGAATATACAGGATCTTCCTTAATAACTTGTTTCTCCTTATAGAAAACAAATGCAATTTCATAATTCGTTTTAGCTCGTCTAGCTTTAAGACAACTAAGACGAAATTTACTAGCAGGTCTAGCTTTCTTTTCGTCTTCATTTTGAGAAACACCAAACACCAAATCAGGAGCGTTAAATCGACTCTTAGCGCCCTGTGCCATGTGAAGTTTTAAAGTGTCCGATTTCATAGCCTCGGTTCCACCTTGAGTAGCAGTTAATCCTAGAATATCTCTAGTCTTAAGAACTGCTTTTACTTCTTGGGCAAGATGTTCCGCAGCAATCCAGAATTCACCGGCTCCTGATTCTGGAAGCATGCATTCTAAATAATCTAAAACTAAAACATCAATTTTACCACATTTATCTTCAGGTTTACCAGCCTTTTTATCTAAATCATAAAGATAAATTTCTAATCTATCTAAATATCTTTCAAGTTTGGACTTAGTAAGTTCTCTTGGAGCAAAATGCTTAATAATAAAATTATTAGTGTAATGTTTGGTATACTTATCAGAAACGTCATCAAAGGCTGCATTAGGATCAAGTTTTTGTGTGATATCTCTGTCCATAAGACAGCCGACAGTTCTAGCAATTAATTCGCCTTCTACATTGTCCATAGCCACATAAACTACACGATAATCTTGATTTACCATATTTGCAGCCATATTTAACAGAAACGCCGTATTATGAGTTAAAATAAAATCGTCGGTTAGATAACTGCTGGTAGGAGAATCTACCCTGATACATTGCGCTTGATCTTTTCTAACAAATTCTACTTTGTCTATAATTCTTTTGTAACCATAGTGAGTTCTAGGATTCCAATTTTCAGCTTTTCTAGACAACTTAAAGGGACAAATTGGAATATTAAAAAATAATCTGTAATAAGTTTTACCTTCTACAATTTTAGTTTTAATTTCTCCAACATTTCCACCTAAAGATAGGGCTAACTGTTTTACAGAAGTAACCAGATTTAAAGAAGCAGAGATATAGTCAATTCCACTTTTACTTGCACTTAAATGTCCATCTGTATCCATAAGACCTTGAAGTAAAGCTTGTCTTTGTTCTAAAGATCCCCAAAGATACTCTTCTGGGATAAATTTAGTGTGAAAATTACAGCCCATTAAATTTAAACGTCTAAGTTCTTCTAAATAAACATTTTTAACATGAGGATGTCTACGATCATTTCTTTTAGAAAATTGGTAATCTATATCTGCTTTTGTATTGTGTTTTACCAACTCTATTTGTTCTGGAATAAGGGCTCTTAAATTTTCTACCAATTCAGGATCGGCACAAGTAAATCCTACATTATTTCCAGTTATTGAACCGTCACCCAAAATAGCTCCAAGAACATACGGATGTATAATGTAAGTTTTTTCAGGTAGGTTGATGGGTTTTACGTTAGGAATTTGCCAATCTTTTCTGCCTTGACCTGAAGTCAATTTATTTTTAAACGATTTTAAAGGTAAAACCGTCCATTCATCTTTTTTGGTATTAGAATAATGTCTTACCCACCAAAGATGTTCATCGCAACATTCAGTAGAAGTTCCGTCTGAAAACGTAACTTTATAAATATCTTTTTCTCCCTGGGGGAATACGCCTTTTACTTTAACAACATTACCGTCCCAATCTATAACCTCAGATCCGACTTTCATATCTCCCATAGTTTTCATTCCTTCGGGAGTTACAATTTTAGCATTTAAGGGCTGGGCCTTACCAACACCTGTGCTGGCCATTACTACGAACAATTCACCTTTACGCAGTCCACCTTGAAGTTGTCTATCCCAAATTTCATAACCAGTTGGAATACAAGCTTCAATATTATACTCTGCTAAAAGATTTTTAGCTTTAGCAATTCCTTGATCAGAGAACATATTGAGGCCTAGATCTTCATCGTCTGAAAGAAAATGACGAAGTTTAGACAATCTTCTTTCATAACTTCCAATTTGGTCTAAAAGATCTTGAGCTTGAAGATTAATTAACTCTTCACTAATCTTAGCAGTTTCTTCTTTAATAAGATAATTACTAATAGAAACACCAGTAAGACTTGTGACATATCTATCATAAATAGAAGTGATAATTTCTTGAACAGCTTCTTTTTCAAAATCATTAAATCGTTCATTCTTAGACATAGAATCATTTAAAATCTTTTGAAATTCAGTTTTAGTAGGGATAGTTTTATAGCTATCCAAAACTTTAAACAATTCTTTATAAACAAGATTAAGATATTTGTCTGAGAATTTTAAAGATTCTAATCTTTCTTTATGTTGTTTTAGATAATAAGGTTTATTTAGACAATAAGATATAAGGTCTAATTCAAACTCTCTATTATACATTTATGCTCCTAAAGTTTATTGTATTTTTCTTCCAAAACGTTCATAGTTCGATTTACAATCATATTGTAATAATCGTCATTAGTGTAACAATTCTTTTCCCAATCTTCCCAAGACATAGCTTCTTCTTTGGAGTCAGAAACTCTAAGTTTATAACCTGCAGCGGAAGCAAATTTCAGTTCTCCAGCGTCTTTAAGAACTTGTAACATAGAATGAACATTATCAGGACCTGTTGGCAAATATTTAGCATTAGTGTTAAGATAATACTCGACTGCAGACTGACCTGAACCACAATGATTAAATTTGTTTTTAGTAATTTTAATAGCCAGACGTTGGCGGTAAGCAACGTCTTCACCATCTACTTTGGTATACCAATGCATATCTTTGGTAGCGTCTTTTTTATTAACTCGTTTATAATGAATCATAATTAACTGACAACGCATAGGCAAAGTCATTCCTCCAGGTATGGAGTAATCTTCGAATCTAGATAAAATATTTGCATAAACAGCGTTCAACAAAACTAAAATAGCATTAGTATTTCCAATTCTGGAAGTAACCATATTGATAAATTTGTTGAAAGTCTGATTATTACCACCTACACGAACTCCTCCCCCTATTTCTCCTTCAGGGAATAGGAAAGGAACACTATCTACACCAATAAGAACAGGATCTTGTCTACCTTGTAGACCATCTAAAGCATTAATTATAATCTTCTGATATCGTTCTGCGCCACCGCCCGGTCTAATATATTCTAATCCTGGAGTAGCTTTCTTAGACATTCCATACAGTTTAAGATAATTATCAGTAAGTCCGTTTTCTCCGTCTATATAAATAGCTCTATGCCCCTTACCAACATGATCTCTAATCATGTTGAGTAAAAACCCAGTCTTCCCTGAATGATTCTCTCCTGCAGACTGAATTATATTTCCACCTAAAATGCCTGGATTTTCTGGATTAATCATATAATCCAACTCTAACAACCCTGTAGAGTAATTATGTCTTGGAAATTTAAAAATTTTAGTTTCTTTTGCCCAAGATTTATATTCTTCATCCATCATTTTGTTGAAGAAAGAACCAAAATCTTCAGACTCTTCTTTATTCTTTGCCATAAAATCCTCATGAAAAGGGGAGAGCAGCTTATTCAACTACTCTCCCCTGTAATTTAATAGGGAGATATTACTTGATGAAACCGAGAGGAATAAGATACTTATCAGTCATAGGACAATTTTTAAGCATATTAAGCATTTCGTCAGGCTTCTTAAAGGAATTCTTTAATTCTCTAGTAATCAAATCTGGATAGTTTCCTTCCATATTCAATTTTTCAAGGAAACTATCAGGAAGCTCAGTTCTAACTTCTGAAGGAATAAAACTATAACTTTTAGGAGTCGTAGTTGTATGTTTAAACTTAACACCACAACCCTCTACAGCGTCAGTCCAAAATCCTTCATAACCAACAACCTCTTGAGTTTCCTCATCAATTACTGGAATTCGATCTACAAGCATTTTAGTTACTTCATCTCGAACAACTTGAACATCGTTCATTTGAAGAATACGAAGCTGCATAGTAGTCATTTTACGATCAGGAACATAATTTGAATAACGAGGATACTTACCATCCGGAGATTTTCCTTCGTCACATCGAGCGTAAACAATTACAGGAAATAAATACTGAGTCCAAGTTTTGGTCATAGCTGTGAGAAATTCTTTAAATTCCTCGTCATTTTGGATAATATCTCTAAGCTCTTGACCTTCTTCGGTTTCACTCTTCGCTCGATCATAAATATCACGAAGAATGTCCTTAATAGGATCTTCAGCTTTTGGATCTAAACAGCCGGGGGCCATTACATAGTGGCTGCTGTGTTTAGCCCAGCCTCCCTTTTTCTCGGTATCAATTTCATAGGCGAATTGATACATTTGCTTTTTAACATAACCGAGAGGACAGCGTTCCGGATGGGGAGGGAGGAATCGAATCATATAATCGGTGCCGGCCTTCAATTCACTATATTTCAAGTAAGGCCAACTCATGCGATCAGGATTGTTGAGAGCGGGGTCTCTAGGGGCGCGAGGCTCAATCTTATCTTTAGAAAGTTCTTTTCCTAGTGCTGCTAGAATATTAAAGTCTGCCATTTTTGTTTCCTTAATTTAGTATTGATTATCAAGTTTCAATAGTGTAGGTAAGCACAATCCTTTAGTTATATTAGCCGATTTAGCTGTTTCTAAATTAGCTTCTAGTTCCGAAAGATCGTTTATTAACGCTACTATAGATTGATATTCTTTATTATTTACAACTTTACCTTTACGATATTCATTATCGTATTTGCTACTATTCTTTCCTGAAATACATTCGTCAGTTACTTCAACATAAAGTTTTCCATGTAGACGTTCTCTTTGTTGCTCAATAGTAGCTTTAACTTTTTTAACTCTTGCTAAATGTGCCCCTACGGAAATCGTCCTATTAAAGAACATATTTACGTAATAAACTTTAGCTGCTTGTTCATTTTTTGTAAAAATCTCTTGGTCTTCTGGAGATAAAGCTAAAGAATTTCCATATTCTTGAAGTCTAGTCCACAAGTCTTGATTGGGACAATCAATTTTTTCAAAGATTTTTTCTAAATTCATGTTAGTAATTCCATCATTAAATTTTTACAATCTTTGATTTTTAATTTAAACCTTTCTTGACCATAACCATAAAATCTAACATAGTTATCATCTATCTCATAACTATCTGCATTTACTTCATAGTTACTTCTAATAAAATTATAAGTATGATTATTGGTGTAATTAATTTCTACAGGTCCGGGTAATGTTCCTGAATAATTATTCACTAACTTTCTCACAAAATTGCCTCTTTATAAACATCTGCTACTAACATCATAAGCTTATCTACAGGAATTTCTACTTCAATTCCGTCAAAATTGATATTAAGTTTTTTATCTTTTACTTTATGAGAAGTATATTTCTGAGGATAAATAGTTTCTATAGGTGTAAGAAATTTAGCCATTGTAGGGTAAATGTAACTCCTTATTTTTCTTTAAATAACTAGCTAAAGTAGGACCATATTCTGCTTCAGTTCTGAGAGGAACATCCATTCCAAAAGGAAGTGCTGAAGTGTCTTCCATAATGTTTTGAATTTCTTTTATTGCCCAATCTACTTGGGTTTCTTTAACTAAGAACCATACCGCATCATGAACAAGATTAACTAACTGAATTACATCTTCAAGATATTCTTTTTGAATCCAATCTTGAAGTCTAGCCGCTTGCCAAAGACAAATATCAGATCCCAAACTTTGAATTGGAAAATTCACACCAACTCGAATAGCTTTTGCTAATTCTTTATTATAACGTTTACGATCTTCCTTATCCCACTTACGAGGAGGCATAAGTGGAAAATCACGTTTACGTCCAAACATCGTATGAACCATACGGCCCGTTTCGATATCAGAAATAATGCCTTCTTTCCAATCGTAAATTTCAGAATACATTTCTCGTGCTTTGCGATAAAAATCCTTAGCTTCTTCTTCAGTGATTTTCATATCTCGCATAAACGAGGGAATACCACGACCATAACACCAAGCCAAGAAACCTACTTTAAGTTTATCACGAAAAACTTCATCTACGTTTTCTTTAAGTTGTTCTTTAACTTTTTTATCACTTTTAGAAAAATCTACGCCAAAATCATAAATATCATTAGCAGTTACTCGATAAATATCTAGTTTACGTCTAAAAACTTCTTTTAATCTTTCACAACCAGATACAAAAGAGAGCAATACCGGTTCAAGTGAAGCATAATCTACCTCAACAAAAACATAACCCGGTGGTGCTTTAAAATGTTTTCTTAAATAGCCTACTTTTCTAATTTGTTGGGTGTTAATTTGAGTATTACTCAAACGGCCAGATTGGGCACCACCATCCGCTTCTTTGTTCGCATAAACAAGGCTTTGGTTTTTGGTTAACAGGAAGTTACTGTGGAATCGTCCGGTTTCTGGAACCCAATACTGTTCCCAGTTACCAATAAATTTACTTCTTACTTGACGATTATTTCCTACATAAGAGAAAGCATTAAAAATCTTATACAATTCTTGATTATCAGCATCATCTTTAAAATGATCTCTGATATTGTTAATACATTTCTTACTTGTATAAGAATAATTATTTGATTTAGTTAATAAAGCGAAATCTTGAAGGCCAAGCTTTTCACACAAAGCTGTAATAAACTTGGCTTTAGTAGGGCTTACTTCTTTAAGTAAGTCTTCCTCAGTTAAGGTGCCTTTTTCTTCTTTAGTTGAAATATTTTCAAGCTCTAGAAGAACGTCTTTAATTACTTTAACTTCTAATAACTCTTTACGAACCTTAAGTTCAGTCTCTTCCAAATCTCGCTTCATTTCCTGGAGCGATTCCATATCCATAGGCAATCCGTTACGCTCTACATAACAAATCATCTTAATAGATTTACGAAATAAATCGTAAGCAGTTTCATCCCAAAGAGGATCGCCTTCTTTTTCACGACCTTTTTCATATTTGGAAAGATAAGGGAGAATTTCTCTTTTAAGCTTTAAAGTACAATAAGTGTCTTCAGCATTATACTGAGCAAGAACACTAATCGGGAGATCTCCATAATCACAAGAACCTTCGGGAGGAAGCTCGTCTACAGCTTTTTTACAAAGCGCAAGCAATTTTTCTATCTCTTCATGAGAAGAATATTTAGATAGAATTGCTTCATAACTTTTAGCTTTAATGGAAGTAATCTTGTTACCAACTTCTTTCCAAGTTAAAGCTTCGCAATATTTCTTATAGTCTTGCTGCTTATCTTTATAGTTATCAATAGCTTGTTTACGAAATTCTTTAAGACGAATATTCGCTTCAATTTCATAACGCTTTACTTCATCGGCATAATCATAGATACCAAGATATTGAGCAGAGAGATCTTTGAGGCCATTGTTAACACGATTTTGATTAGTAAGATAAAATAAAGCAAGAGTGTCATTATACTCTCTAATAAACTTCCAAATATCTACACCTAATTGTCTATAGATAGTTTGAATATCGTGCTTACCATTATGAGCTGAAACTATTCTATCTGTAAATAGTTTTTCTAAACAAAGCTTGTCTTTTAACGCTTCTCCAACTACTACATAATTTTTATAGTCTTTGGATTTTTCACAATAGTAAGTAAAAGCTAGAGAAAGAATATTAGCGTTACATTTCCAAATAATATTGCGAGTTAAATCTTTTTTGGAATGTCTGTTCTCGATGTCAAATGCCATTTCTTTAAAAGGCATTCCAGCTACTTGATAGAATCGAGCGGGAGTAGTAATTAGTTCAAAATCGACAGGCTTTCTAACGTCTGTTTCTAGACAGTATTTTTCAGCTTTATTGAAAACTAATTTGTAAAGAGATTGAAGACGAACTTTATCTACTTTTTCATTGAAAAATCTAACTGGATGTTCTACAGCTAGAACAAGAGAGTTTAGTTCTTTGATTTCGTCTTGTTGCCATTCTACATTAATTCCGGTCTTCTCAATCTCTTTCATTGTTTTGGGAGATTGATTTTGTAGAACTGCGTCCATTGCTTGTTTGCCTAAACATACGATAGCTCTAGGCTTATGTTTTAGAATTAGAGGCTTTAATTTTTCTTGAAAACAAGCGTTATAATGTTTCTTATTTAGAGTAGTTCCTCTAGACACACCACAAGCTAAAGCTGTAGTGAAAACGTATTTACATTTTAAACTAGAGAGAATTGTATTTACTACTGTCGTATAAGCCCTCTCGTCTGAATTAAAATAAGTTCCTTTTTCATCATCTTTTAAATCAGTGTAATCGGCTACAACCAGGAGAGTATTTGTGTCTTTTGTCTCATAGCGATAATCAAGAATAGGTCTGAGATTTCCGGGTTCTTGGTTCTTGCAGTTTTTAAATAGTGCGCAAGATTCACAATTTTCTGAATTGTTTTTAGTTTGTTCCATAAAATTTTCTTAGAGAGATTAAGCAGCGTTTGTTAACTGCTTGTTAACATCCTAGCAAGTTTGTTAACTTTTGTCAACACTTTCGAAGAAAATTTTTAACATCTCAGAGAACGTAAAGCATCTAAAACTTTAAATCTTTTGTTTTATACGTTAACCAAAAATCTTTTATATTATATGCTTTTATAAACTTTCTAACATAAATCAGAGAGAAGAATGGTTTTACTCAAGGTGTTTGTATATAGGATTTAATTTAGTCCCACACGTATTTAAATAAGTATTTTTTAAGGTTTCCGATAGAAAACAAGCGTAATTATTCTTATAATAAGAAGCCCATTTAGAATGTATTAGATAATATGTCATAAAACTACATTTCTAATTACTTTAATTATTAAAGGATACCAAAGAGAGAAGGTTTCAGACTGACTGCTTATGTTTAAGCTACGAGATATACGGAGTAATTCAGTGTCTTCTTTTAAAGCTTTTTCAGCCAAAGCTTCTGACGTATAAGCTCCTACCCACTTGTTATTTTCCTCTCTTATTTTATAACCAGCTTTATAACTTTCTGTTAAACGCATTCTAAAATTTCTTTATTTAGTCTAGACATACAAACCATATTTTCTTTTACAATATTAAGTTTGTAAAGTAATATTTCAAAATCAGCTAGATTAAATCTATATCCTTTATCGTTTATAATGTTTTTAATAACAGAGAGGTAAGTGGATAAATGAGTTTCATTCTCTGGAAGCTTACTAAGGAAAATTTTCCTTAGGTTTAATTGTTTTTTAGGATCATATTCTTTAAATTCAAAACGAAGTTTTGAAACTAATCCACCATATTCAGCATTCAATAAACGTCTATGTTCATCTAAAATATTTTTATAAATAGATTTGTCATAAATTATATTTATTTTTTCTTCTAAAGTTTTAAGTTTAGTTTCTAACTTATCCAGTTTAGTGTTAAAATGATTAAATAATTCGTAATCCACTTAGTTAATATCCTTATATGTATCTACGTTTATATAATGTTTATTAATTGACCCAGAGGGTCAAGTCGTTTATATTATTACGAATAGATACATTTATAGCGTCATATACTTATATTATTCTAGCAAGTTTGTTAACTTTTGTCAACACTTTTTTAACATTTTGTTAACAAAAATTTACCTACGACTACTACCGCTAGATAACGTCGTCTACTAGACGTTCCTTACGAATTAACATATCGTGCATTTCTTTTTCAAATATATGATTAGACATAAAATATAAATAAGTTAAACTTTTATTTATTTTAGAAACTCTATCTATTCTATTTTTAGCTTGAATGTTAAGACCAGGAGTAAGATTTAAATCTAGAAACAGCATCGTATCAGTGTTTGTTAGGGATAATGCGGTTCCACCCGCACGGATAGTTATTGCTAAGCCTTTTAACTTGCCGGAATTAAAGTCTTTTTCTAGCTTAGTTCTTTCTTTAGCCGAAGTATCTCCACAGATACAGGCCCATCCCTGGCGTTTAGCAAGTTCTTTTACCGGAGATACGAAGTCGGAGAATACAATGATTGGTTTTTCAACTTCCTCAAAATATTCTACCTTTTCTGTCAAAATTTTTAGTTTTAAGCTTGACAGAACTTCTCGCAAAAGTGTATAATGAGAAATATCCGTCTTTGTCATAGCACTTAATTTATCTTTATGTTTTTTAAACTTTTCATTTAAACTGTCTAAATCTTTTATAATAGACTTTTTAGTTATCTCAACTGGAATAACTGTATTGACTTTATCCGGTATTTGTTCTAAAACTTCTTCTTTTTTGCGAATAAATAAAACTTGTTTCACTCGCTCCTTTATTTCTTCTGGATTACGTTTAGATTCATCCCAGACAATGCGTCTAAGATAAGGATTAAATTCTCCACCAAATAGCTTATAAAAATTACTAGCATTACCAAAAGTCTTTTTAAATAAATCTAAATTATCAAGTAATACTTTAAATTCTACACATTTGTTTAATACAGGAGTTCCTGTGAGAGCAATACATTTTCCATCTTTGTCTCTAACGTATTTAAATAATTCTCTAAATCTTAAAGTTCTAATAGCCTTAGCATTTTTAACCAAATGGAACTCATCAGAAATTAAAACTGTTTCTTTACAAATATCAGATTTAAAATCTTTTAAAGGCTTTTTATTTCCTAAAGCTTCCTCTATTTTTGGAGGGATAGAGTCATAAGTGCAAATACAAGCACACTTACCAGGTTTAAATTCGGTATAAATTGGAAGAGAATAATTAAATTTCTCTAAATGCCATTTCCAAACTCCTACAGCGTTCTTAGGACAAAGAATAATTAACGGACAATTTGGCTTTGTGACAAAAATAGCGGAAAGAGCCATAGTCGTTTTTCCCAGTCCAGGCGAAGAGGCATTGAATACTGCGTGAGGAGCTTCTAAGGGATCGTTATAGAAACGAACAAATTCTTCTTGATAAGGAAATAATTTAAATGGACCTAATTTTTTATCAAGGTAATTTTGAATGATCGAATTATTTTTTTCTTCCAAAGATTTTAAGGAATTGAAAAATTCAATAGTTTCTTTATTTTCAAATACTTTGCCTAAAAGATGTTTTGTAGAGAGATAAATATCATGACTACAACAAAGTTCTTTTGACCTTGGCACACTTCTGTAGCCCAAATTTTTCAAGGAAATGCTTAGTTCTTCGGGTATATTACCTAGAAGATGAATTTTTTTAGTAGAAGTTTTGAAGGAAACACAAATCATAATGTCATATTTACTTAACTCCCAATTTAACAGAATCCTTGATATTGGCTTAAGAGGTCTAGATTTAGAAGTAACCAAAATTCCACAGTCCGGTCCTTCTAGATTTATTGCGGATTATATGCACTTACCCGAGTTTAAAGAAGTTATAGACAGAACTAAGAGTCTTCAACAAGTAATGAATGTTAGTGCTACAAACCTAATAGGATTTACTAAAAAGAATCAGGAGACAATTCTGCAAACTTTGATGCATGGAGGGGGCTTAAAAAATGCTCTAGCTTTAGCGGGAGTTAAAGCAGCAAATTACGCTATGTGGGCTAGATTTGCCGAAAGAGAAATTGAGCCTTTCGCTACTTTTATTCAGGAATGTGCAAAAGCCGAAGCTCTTTTAGAAGTATCTTTATTTCAGTCCATGCGAGCTGGCGGATGGAAGGGTGCAGTTGAATTTTATAAAATCACCCACCCCGAGCTTTTCTTCTCTGCAGGAGCAGGTAACCAAACTGCAGTTCAAGTTAATGCTAATATTTCTATTATGGATAGAAAACCTGAAGAAAGAAAAGCTCTTTTTGAAAAATATAAGCAAATACATATTGACGAAAAAGACATTATCGAGTATAATGTTAAAGATCCTGAATAAAGTGGGTAGTGTTAGTGTTAGTTAGTTTAGTTGGAGCAAGAGAATTAGATAATTCTTTTCGACAAGAAGTAGCAAATTATTTTAAATGTCCCGTTTTTCAATTTAAAGATCTTACTGATCAAATTTTTGAATCCATGTCAGGAATTTTTGGACTTAATCAATTTACTTCCTTAAAAATTCAAGATAGAATGAAATTAGCGATAAGACAAAATCTTACTGAAATTACTCCAAGTCTTTACATTGACTGGATGTCTAATCAACTGGTAGAGCATATTTTTAGAAAAGCAGACAATTCGTCAAAAAAACTTCAGGGAATTATTCTTGACGTAGATACAAGTAGAGAATACAGAACGTTAAGAACTTTTCTTTTAAATCCTAAATTTAATAAACATAATAAATTTGTTTTAATTGAAAATGAAGATGTTATGCATCAAGACCATAATAAAGATTATAATGTTTATAACGAATTTGAAATTGACGCAGTTCTTTCGTCAGAAGACGAAATGATTGATAGAACAGTTAGTGGGTTATTAAAGAAATGGCATCTAGATTAAACTATTACAAAGCCCTTTATAATGCTTGTAATGATTATCCAAAGATGGATGGTAATAGAAATGCTTGGCTTAATCAGTATTTAAAACCAGCTATTAAACAAAATTGCATTTATAAAGGTGATACCGAAGAACTAGATCCCTTATGGGCAGATTTTATTTTAAACTATATTATTAAAGAGTTTGTTTTGTGAATGTAAAAAATTTAATTACAGAATTTATAGTGGATCAAGTTACCACAATTATTGAAAAAGCTGTTCGTGTAAAAATGAGCAACTTTTCTTCTTTATCAGGCATAAAAAATATTAAAGGCAGAATTTTAGATGAATTGAAACCTAAGCCTCTTAATTTTGCAGATTTAAAAAATAAAATTTGTACCGAAGAAAACAAAGTAACTGAAAAAGAACTTAACGCAGCATTATGGAGTCTTATGGCAAAAAACCAAGTATGGTTAGATAACCAATGGAGATATTGTATATGATGTTGGATGACTTATATAAATTGTTTGCTATTTTTTCTAAAATGGAAGACGAAGCAAACGAAGTTTTAGAAAAAGAAGTAACTGACTACAATTGGGGATATAGAGACTCTTTATCAGATGTTTTAGAAGAATTAAATAGTTTTATTAAAATAACTAATGCAAAACAAATGGGAATCACAGGAATATTTCCCGAGGGAACAGCTAGATATGTTTAACAGTTTTTGGCTTTGGTGGAATAAAGTAGAATTGCACAGTAAAAAATTAGTTTCACAAAAATTAGATTATTGGGTAACAGCAGATTGCACATTAAAGCCTGGTCCAATTAAAATAAATAATTGTGATCTTGTGATTGAATCAGTTTATGTTTTTCCAAGTGTAGGAGTATTTGATCCTAACACAAGTATTGGGTATCTTGCTAAAAAAAATAGATGCAAAGATTGTGGAATTCCGGTTCAATTAAATCCTTATAATAAAGATAAAAAAGATAAATGTTGGGATTGTGTGATGAGAGATGATTAGAAGTTGTTTTTTAGAGAAAATTAATTCCACTTGTGTTTATTGTAAACAAGACACAACCTTTAATTTAGTTATAGACACACAAGGACATCCTGTGGCTTATGCTTGTAATAAGTGTAGAGGCCCTCACGGAATTCCTAAATTTCCAGATCTTAGTTGTGTAAAAATTAAAACTAAGAATAAGCAAGAGAAAACTTGTTGTAAGTGTGATAAGCCTCTTTTTTTAGATCCTTGTTCTTATGATAATGATTATTGTAGGGTATGTGCAATGACGGAGAAGATTTAATGACAACAGACTATGCTAGTAAAATTGTAAGTTTTCTATCTCCAAACGGAGAAGAATGTCTGTTAGACTGTAATCATATTGTTGAAACTCCTGTTATAGAAGGAGATTTTTTGGAAATAAATGATTCAGTTTTTTGTTGTAAATGTTATAGTCCTATAATAGGCCTTAAATCTTCAAAACCTGTTATAAATAAAAAAGCCCGTTAGGGCTTTAACTTATTGATTAGATTATTTACCAATTGGTCAGGCGTCGGAGACGAGTCTTTTCCTACAATTATAGTTGGAAGAACAACTGGTTTATTTTCTAGATAGGTGCCTTTTAACCACGTAACTTCTTTTCCTCTAGGTTGAAGTTTTTCCATAGCTTCGGCAACAAGTTTAAAAGAATCTTTTTCGAATTTAACCTTTAACTTTTCAGTTTCTAAAGTCTTATATAGACTTAGGATTTTTTGAAAAAATCAAGTTTATTCAACTGAGTAACAATCAAATCAACTAAAAGACTAATGACCCAAGTAACAACACCTTCGGGCAACCAAGTGGGCATGTTAATAGGAACATTAGGATCTTTAAGATGTTTCATGATTTCGGCAACTACTTTGGCTTTCTTTTCTGCACCAGTTCCACCGTCGGCTTCGGCCGCAAGCATGATGGGAAGCAGACCAGCGATTAAACTGGCAAACCAAGAAATAACATTATTCATAATAATCTCAATCCTCCTGAATATAAAGGATTGTAGAAATAAAATAAAAACACCTTTAGGAAAAATTTATGTATTTACAATTCGAAGATATAGAAGAACTAAAAAAAGATTTACAGGAGAATGAACAACGTTACTTTGATAACATGCATGTGTTAGTAGGGTTTGAGTTCTATGTTCTTGAGAAGACCGAAGATAACTGGATGTTGACTAGCTTCCAGTCTATCCGAGGAGGTTAGTCTTTCTCCTATAGTATGGGACAAGTAGGGGACAAGAAAGAAGTTCAAAGTTTTTTCTAAAAACGCTTGACAAGTCGGAACCGATCCTGTATATTAACGAAGTCGACAGCGAACGGCGACTGAAGAGAAAAAGGAAGCTACAAATCGCTGAAGACACCGAATGAAAGTGGAAACACTGAATTTCAAAACTAGTCAGTCGTCGCTGACTAACACCTGAATTTGAGGAAATTTGTTGACCTTTGAATCAAATTCAGGATTTACGGAAGAGTAATTTAACAAAAATACAAATTAGGTAATTAATTCGTTTCAGTATTCGTTGCGAAGTAATTTTAAGAATTCTTGCCGACCGGATTTAGAATTCACTAATTTGGATGGTGAGTGTAAATCTCTCCTCTTCCGCCAAACTTCTTAGTGTTTAGAGTCAATTTACACTCATTTGAACTGCTTATAATTGATTCATTTTTAACTAGGAAGTCCTGACTTGGGAAGGTAGCTCAGAGACTAGAGCGGCTCCGTGAAAAAGAGCAGGTCGGTGGTTCAATCCCATCCTTTCCCACCAGAACGTGGTTATTCACTTCAATTCTACATAGTGAATTTAAAAACTATGTAGTTAAGTCCTAAGTTAATGAATTTAAAAGTTAACTTAGGCAATTTATGCCCAAATAGCTCAGTAGTAGAGCACTACATTGAAACCGTAGGGGTGGCCGTGGGTAGAACCGGCTTTGGGCACCAATAAGAATTTAATAGTGTCTACTTCCAAAATACATTCTTTCTTTTACGAGAAACGGGGGTTCGAATCCCTCCGGGCTAATCAGTTTAGAAATAAACGAAGAGTCTGTGGACGAGAGGCTGAAGTCAAATAATTTGGATAATCTTTAAGTATTAAATTCTTTTATATGGAGCGATAGCTCAGTGGTCCAAGAGCGTCGGATTGAAAACCCGAAGGACACTACTTACCGAGGTAGTTTGCTCCACCAACAAACCCGTGTTATTAAATAATCTACATTCCCACAGAAAGTTACAGGTTCAATTCCTGTCTATATGAAGAAATTCTATAGTAGCTCAATGGATAGAGCATCTGTCCCACGATTATTTAGAAGATTTTAACGGGCTTATTATTTTGAAAAGAGAAAAATTATGACTCTTACCGGAACTTTAGAAAAGAATGACCTTGAAGGTGGACATCTTGTCCTAAAAACCGAAGAAGGCCAAATGTTTACTTTGGAAGGATTGAATGAAAATCTTCAAGTAGAAGGTTATGAATTAGTTCTAGAAGGTGAACTAGAAGACTCTATGTGTTCTGTAGGCATGACAGGACCTGTATTTAATGTCACTACTGCGAGTTATAAGGAGTAAAATGAAAACTGTTGTTTGGCTTGGATTGAAAGCAGCTCTTACTGGAGCTAAAGTTTTTGTGGAAGTATTGCGTTGGGTTGAACGCGTTGTAGTTAACCAATAATGCTTCATTGGGCAGTAATATTCTTCATAGTAGCTATTGTGCTGGTCAACTTCTTTTGAAATTATTCTTAGCTGTTTTAGTTATTAGTTTAATTTTGAAAATTGTTCAGCAAGTTTAAAAGTTATACAAGGTTTTGATCAGACTTTCGGGCAGAGAATAATTTCCTCCTTAAGCGACGATTGAAGCCTCCTGGGAGAATAGCTCAGTAGTCAGAGCGCCGAATTGAACCCTCGGAGGTCAGTGCGTGTAATTCCACTTTCTCCCACCAGTTATGGAATCTTAGCTTAGTAATAAAGCATGGGCGTGAAAAACTCAGATCGGCAAATGTGATTGTTGTCAGATTCCACCATTAAAGAAATTATCTGTGTCCCGAATAATTTTTTAGGTAGGATTTTTTAACAGAAAAGGTTTCTTTTTTATATAGTCATAATACTAGGGTTATTATGACTAATATCTTTATAAGAGAAAAAGATACTAATAAACGTATAAGATCTTCTCTTTATCGTAAAATTATTTTAGAAGAAAACTTAATTCCTTACGTTTGTCAAATATGTAATCAAGAACCTTATTGGCAAGGCAAACCTTTGTCTCTAGATCTAGATCATATTGACGGATGTCCTGGAAATAATGAGTTGTCAAATCTTAGATTTCTTTGCAAAAATTGTCACAGCCAAACTGAAACTTTTGGAGGAAAAAATCTTAAGAAAAAATCTTGTCTAAAGAAAGATAGATCTTTAACTGAGGAAGGTGTTTACACTATTCAGGGTGTTTTTATTACAAAAAAATGTAATATATGCAATGAATTTGTAAAAGACCCTAATTCTACACTGTGTAAAAAGTGCTTTCTATCTTTACCTAAACATTCTAAATTTGATATAAGTAAAGAAGAATTAAAAGATCTTATAGAAAAATTACCGTTAACAAAAATTGCAAAAATTTTTGGATGTTCAGATAAAACTATTGCTAATAAAGCAAAAAAATTTCAAATAGAACTCAAGCCTAAGGGATTTTGGTTAAAAGAATTTTATAGATCTAATATATGGAGCGGTAGTTCAGATGTTTAGAACGTTGCATTGAAAACGCAGAGGTCGCTACTCGGCAAGTAGCCTGCTCCACCATAGAGAATTCAACAAGTGTTTTGTCTCCTTTTGTTTGTTGGCGTCCCTTCCTAGTCGATCCTGATCCGTTCGTGTTTGTTGAATTCTCTTTTTAATTAAAATTATCGTTAGTAGCGTTTCGATAATTTGCAGGTTTTAGAAGTTTGTGTTTAGATAACAATACATTCTATGAGGAATTAGTATCGAAAGATTTGCAGGTTCAAGTCCTGCCTCGTCTATATAGACGAGTGGCGGAATGGTAAACGCGCTAGTAAAAAATGTGTTATCACTTTTAACAAATTTCTATTTAAATCTAAGGCTACATGGGAAGATAGCTCAGACGGTTAGAGCGCGGAATTGAAAACTCCGAAGTCGGGTCTCGCCAAGATTCTCTTCCCACCAAAACAATTTAAGTGATATCCTGGTCGTTCACTTGAATTTCTAAAAGATTAAGTTGTGTTTACTTTAAAATATAATTGAAGAGTTTCCCTTCCTACCTCCCTTTCCTCTTCGATTACTTTTATAAAAGTATAGTTAATAACTTAGTCTTTTTTTCTTTTAAGGCTAAAATGAAATTATATACTTTAGATTTATCGGCACCTTCAAATTCTTACTTAAAAGCTTCTGAAGCTTATGTTGGCTTAAAGGGATTAAGTTATTATGACTCAGAGAGTTTAATTGTCACTGAAGAACAATTTAAAGCTATAAAAACAAACCATAAAAAAGGTAGGACTTCGGTAATTATTAGAAATTCCCAAAAGTTTTGGATAACCTCTAAAATTGACCATACTCTTCTAATTTGGAAAGAATTAAGAAAAGATACTTGGTTTGTTTATTGGCAAGGTTGTTTACGAACTGGAGTTATAACTTATCGAGATAGAGAATCTTCTTTGTATAAGAGAAAATTAATTGTATGTTAGAAAGGGACTTATGGGTTTAAATTTCTATGAGGAAGCCTGTATTAATAACATGTATCTAAAAGACGATAAGTCTAAACGACTAACTTTACGTAAAATTTTCTACTTCCCAATTTGGATCCTAAAAAAATTAGGCCTATGGGAGATGTTAAAGGCTTTTTCTTTAAATCCTAAGTTTAGTAAAAATCTTGAAGGCTTTGAAAAAGCTTTTACAGATGCTCATTTATGGGTGTTTTTTATGTATGGAATAATTTCCCATTTATTTATAGGAATTGGAACTTTATTAAATAATTCTTGGTTTTCTATTACTTTTTTATTTATTTTTAATGGATTATTCCATCTTGGTAGATTGTTTGGGTATATAACTTTAGTTTATGAAAAGGATTATGCCAAAACTTTTTATGGACAATAAATATGTAAATATTTTATTCTATCTTTTAGAAAAAGGGTTACCTCTTTTAGGTCTACTTTATTGTTCGTATCAGTTAAGATTAACTGGACATAACGAACTTTGTTATGTGGCAGCAACAACCATGTTCTGGGATATTTATAGAGATAGAGGTATTAATAGACTATGACTGTCCAAATTGGAGTAGACACTGATCTTCATCAAAAATTTGAGCAACTGCGTAAACTTAAGCAAGATGCTCTCGTATATGAGAACCTTCTAAAACCTATTCAAGAACAAACTGATAAGCTTGAGAGCGAGATTCGAGCTAGATGTCGCATGAGCGGAGACAGCTTTGTATGTGGCTCCTATGGCCTTACACGAACACAAGGTAAGGAACAGTGGGTAGATGGTCACTTTCGTAAGGGAGCAGTTCGCTGGAACTGGACGGGAGTATAATTTGAATTATATCTGTGAATGTGATTCAGATAAAAGATCCAGAGGTATTGAATGTTTTTGTGATCTTAATCAAATTTTAACTGGTATGTTAATAAACACTAAGGAGAATGAAACTATGTCTAAGGTAACTATTCATGTGAATCAAATTTTGGAGGATCGTCAAGGAAATATTGTTTTCTACGATAGTAAGAATGGTCACTCTATCATTATTGACAATAGTCTTCTAGAAGGTTCTAGTGGAGATCTACTTCGTAGTAAATTGACGAAGAAAGATGGTTAAACAAAATCCCAACATTACTATCCTAACTGTAGGACTATTGTGCTTAGCCTTTATTATCAAAGGAGAGCAGCAATTTGCTAGTGTAATGCTCGGATGCTTAGTAGTTCTAATCGGAACTACATTATTCTAAATTATAAGAGACTCTTTACGGAGTCTCTTTCTTTTATTTTGTGAAAGAATAAAATGCTTAAATACATTAAAGCTCATGAGTTGGCATTTAAACTTTTATCTATGCCCAACTTACCTGTAGTTATTCCTGATGATATGGAGTCTAATAACGAAGATCAGATTTATTTAGTAGATGAAATTGTAGTTAAAACTACCAGAGCTATAGGTAAAAAAGACTCTATTAGAAATTTATGGGATTTGTGTTGGGATAGTCGATATGACGCAGATAACATTCCTCTAGAATTGCAAGAAATAAAAGAAGTTATTTATATATCATGATTATTTATTTAGGAGTAACATTCTTAATGTGTATTATGTTAGTTCACTTTCTAGAAGTGAGTAAACAATAATGGCTTATACTAATACTTAATTGTTAAAAACAAAACAAACAAGAAACATTAGAGAAATCTAATGTAAAGAAATGTAATTTCTTCTAGACGTAACATGAGGAATCCTTGTATTTACTACAAAGTAAAACTGATATGAATCTATTCGCTATTTTAGTCTTAGATAAAAATCAAGACTTAGTTGATTATGACAATTTAGAGTGTGGAACTATATATTATTCAGATAGATGTTTCCCAGGATGGACTTATTTAAGATGGATTCATGTTTACTATTATATAAAAGCTAAACTTTAGGAATAAAATGTTAGATAAAGATCTTATACCAGATAGTAATCCAGAAAACATATATCCTAATACTTATAAAGTCTTTAAGGGGTTTTGTCATGCAGTTGTTTTGGTGAAAAGAGAAAGTGACAACCATTTACTGATTAGATATTTAGTAGAAGATGACGAAGTATGGCACCCTTATAAATTTCCTCATTACTCCTCACATTGGTTAGAAAAATTTATTGATCTTCATCAAGAAGCCTTATTTCACATGAAAACTCACTGTATTCCTGATATAAAAGACAATATTCAATATGGATGGAAATTAGATGGATAGAGACTATGTAGAAAAACTTTATTATGGAGGAATTCAAGTTTTTCTTACTTTTATATTAATAGCTTTATTTGTAGGAATAACTTTAGGAGCTTCTACAGCTATACTAGTATACAAGTGATCGTCTTGACATCTTAGTCTTGTTTGCCTTAATCTATGCAAGTAAGAGGACTATCTATGAGTGTTTGGCTAGTTCAGTCTAAATTGACTAAATGTTACGGAATACTAACGCCTAGATTAAATTATGAAGAAGATCAATGTATTATTAATTGGAGCCATGGAGGTTATTCTATGTTATATTATAATTGGTTAGAAAATATAAAATTTATTTGTAGGTTATAGTGTATTTAGTAAAAGATTATAAATTTCCAGTCCTTGGAATAATGATTTGGAACAATAAAGGTAATTATTATAGAATATATTGGTCTAAAAGAACCGGACATTACTCCGAATGTTACGTAAAAAGTTATGTAAAAATCTTAACTAAACTATAAAAAATAAATAACGTAAGTAAGCAATACTTAAGACATATTGTGGCAAAACATACGTGGGGAATTGGTGAAATTGGTAGACACCCGAGATTTAAGGCCTCGTGGAGAAATCCGTGCCGGTTCGAGTCCGGCATTCCCTACCATTAAAAATTTGTAAAGGAGCGAAAGCTCTATTTTTTTATGTTTAGTTTTAGTGATCAAAACATCATACCTTGTTACAGATGTAACAGTTCATCTTCTAAATTTCGGACTAGCTATGCTTTAGATTCTAATAATCAGAACGCCTTAATCTACTCCTGTCATATCTGTGATCAAATCTCTAGAAAAATTTTTGTTAGATATGTAAATCCGACAAGTAGTTACCCTAGTAATTTTTTAGTTACTAGGGCTGTTAGAGAATGGAATATATATAATTTTATTAAGGCAGTTCTCTAATTGCGTTGTTATAAACATAATGAAGTATTACATTGTTATACAGCAACTAATGTTGTTAGTTTACATCTTTATTTGTGTGTAAAATGTGTAAGAGATATAAATTTAGATTTTAATTATGTAATTAGGCATGGGAAATATATTAGGAAAAAGGCTTGGTATAAAGCAATTAATGATTATTGTATAAGTCAAGTTTTATGACTACAATTGAATTTGTAAATAAAATAAAAGAAGCAGGTTGGAAGTTTCTAAGAGAAGGTTCCAAGCATAGCATATACTTTAAAGATAAGAAAACTTTTAGTGTTCCTAGAAAAGATAAGATTAAAAAAGGCATAATTTGGCAATGGGAACGGTTAAATAAACAAGTAGACGAAGAAAGGAAGTCAAAAAGTGAATCTGCTGAAGGATCTGTTTGTAACAAAGACAGTTGAAACAGTTGGAAATCTAGTAAAATCTTCTGTTGCTAACAGAATTAATTCCGCTTATAAAAAATTTATGCATAGAAATAAATACCTTGTTACCGTTTCTTATACTAAAGATGTCTATAGACTCTTAAAAGAAGTTATGTGCCAACAACAAGGCATTTCTAATATGGTAGATTTTAGTCATTTTAGACGAACGTATACAGAAGGTAGTTTTGAATTTGCTCCTAGATCTGTAACTGTAAATCACGAAGGTAAAGAAATTATTCTTTCAGAGATTTTTATTTGCACTACAGACAAGGATGGGAATTCAACTAAGAAAGAAACTTCTAGTATAAATATTACTTCTAAAGAGTCTATCAAACACATAGAATCGTATCTCTGTTCCTTAGCAAGAGATCATTATCTAAGTAAAGATACGGCTAGATGTGTTTATACTTTTGATAAGGAAAGTAAACAGCATTTAGGTAATTTTTATAGCAGAGAAGTTTTAAAGCCAATCTTGGCTGAAGGCCGTTTAACTGAAATTTTAAATGATGCTAAAAATTTCTTAAAGAATAAAAAAATATATCGTTCTAAGAATATTCCTTTTAGAAGAGGATATCTTTTGCATGGGTTGCCAGGCACAGGGAAAACCAGTGTTGCTCAGTATTTAGCTGCTAAATTAAATAGAGATATCAATGTAATATCTTCAGCTTCATTAATGGAATGTTCTAATATTCAAAAACTAATCAGTAGAGTTTCTTCAGAGTCAATTGTATTGATTGACGATGTTGATTGTATTTATAATCAACGAGAAGCTTGCGATGCTGATATGCCAAAATTTAATGACTTCTTAGCTGCTTTTGATAGTTTGATTGCTCCAAAAGGAGTTATTATGATTTTAACTGCTAACCATGTTGAGAAATTAGATAAAGCTTTGCTTAGAGCTGGACGTATTGATAGAGATTGGAAATTTGAAAATTGTGATTTATATCAATACAAAGAATTTTTAAAAATATTTTTCCCAGATCAGCAATTTGAAGAAGAAAAGTTTATCCCTTATATTAATAAAATTAGTCCCGCTTTATTTCAAGAGTTTCTTCTTAGAAGCGAGACTTACGAGGATTTGTTAACAAATTTGTTACAAACGGTCAGTTGACTTTGAGTCAAGTTACTCTTATACTTAGAGAGAGACTAACTAGGAGGTAGATAACTATGGAAGTTGATTTTGAACCCACGGATGATCGCCCGCCTTTGGAACGGTTCGGCACGAACCTAACAGAGAAAGCTCGACAGGGACTTCTAGATCCCGTTTTGGGTCGAGAAGACGAAATTCTTAGAATTACTAATATTCTAGCTCGCCGTCGTAAAAATAATCCCGTTCTTATTGGAAATGCGGGCGTTGGTAAAAATTCTATCATTGAAAAACTCGCTCAAGATATTGCAGACGGTAATGTTCAAGAGCAGCTAAAAGACGTAGAACTATACTCCCTGCAAATTAGTAAGCTTCTAGCCGGAGCTAAATATAAAGGTGACTTTGAAGAACGTCTAGACCAGGTTGTAGACCAAGTTAGAAATTCTAACGGAAAAGTTTTAGTATTTATTGATGAAATTCATACTATGTGCAATTCAGGTAAAACGGAAGGATCTATGGATGCCGCTAACTTACTTAAGCCTGCTCTTGCTAGGGGCGAGTTTAGTTGTATTGGAGCAACTACTTATTCGGAATATAAAGCAAATATTGAAAAAGATGCAGGACTCGAACGGCGTTTCCAGCCTGTGTTTATCGAACCGCCGACCGTTCAAGAAACCATAAAAATTCTTAATCATATTAAAACTAAATATGAAGAGTTTCATGGAATCAACATTACAACTAAAGCTCTAGAGTCCGCAGCTGTTCTTTCGGAACGATATGTCACTGAAAGAAATTTGCCGGATAAGGCAATTGATCTTATTGACGAAGCAATGGCTGCTTTAAAATCCAGTAGAATGTATCAACCACCGGCCGAATTAACTGAGGAACAGAAACTCATTTGGGAGAACGAAGCTAGTAGTTTTAGAACTAAAGTTAAAATTCAAGCAGAAATTGCCGAACTAGAAATTTCTTTAGAAGAAAATCTTGATTTAGAAGAAGTTTCAGAAATTAAGTATAAAGACATTCCCGAACTAAAAAGACAGCTTGAGAAAGTAAATAATCTTGAATATAAATTCTTTAAGTTAGAAGTGACTGAAGAAGATATTGCCAAGATTATTACTCTCTGGACTAAAATTCCAGTAACTAGTCTTTTGAAAGATGAGAAACAAGTTCTTCTTTCAATGGAAACAAGGCTTTCTGAAAGTGTTCTTGCTCAAGACGAAGCAGTAACTAAAGTTTCTAATGCTGTTAGACGTTCTAGAACAGGTTTAGCTGATCCCAAACAACCTAAAGCAAGCTTTATGTTTATGGGCCCAACAGGAACTGGAAAAACTGAGCTTTCTAAAGCCTTGACTAAGGAATTATTTGATGATGAAAAATTCCTTATTCGTCTTGACATGTCTGAATTTGCTGAAAAGCATCAAGTTAATCGTCTTACTGGGCCGCCACCTGGATATGTTGGTTACGAAGCTGGTGGTCAATTAACTGAAGCTGTTCGTAGAAAGCCTTATTCAGTAATTCTTATGGATGAAATTGAAAAAGCTCATACGGATATTTATAAAATTCTCCTTCAACTTCTTGACGAAGGACGTTTGACTGATGGTCAAGGTAGAACTGTTAATTTTACTAATTGTGTAATTATCATGACTACTAACATGACTATTGAAACTATGAAGCAAAGATTCCCACCTGAGTTTATTAATCGTATTGGCGATATTATTAAATTCAAGGCTTTGACTCAAGAAACTCTACGACAGATTTTCCATTTGCAAGTAAAGAAAGTTATCTCTAAGCTTGCAGATATGAATATCCAACTAGAACTGCCTACAGAGGTTATTGATTTTATTCTCTCTAAACGAGATGAAATTAATAAAGATGATGATGAATCTGGTTTTGGTGCTCGTCTAATTAAACGTAATGTAGTTAGACTAATTGAAGATCCTGTAAGTAAAAAACTGCTTGAAGCTAATGACATAGATTATATTTGTGCAGAATTAGTTTCAACTAAGACTGGAACTGAAATAGTCTATTATGCTTACAATAAGAAACTAGTGGAGAATAACAATGCAATTTATTAATCCAGATTGGTCATTGTGCTTAAATAAAAAACATATACCGTTAACAGGCATAGATACGTTGGGAACTGAAGCTCTAAGTTTAGTTTTGCCTTTGGGGTTAAGAACCGTTTTATCGGTTGATTCCGAAATACAAAAATCTTGGGGCAGTTACATGCGTAATGCTGTAGGTCATGAAGGTTACTTTCCTACAGAAAATAGAGCTATTGTGGGCTTGTTTGACCTAAATGTCAAATTAATTTATATTGCAGAAGTGCTACGAAAACCAGGCGGGTTGCCTTATGTAAATCAACTTAGAGGGAAATGTAACGCACTGGCTCCTACATCATTGAACAATACTATAATTACGTTTTTAATAAATACACTAAAAAAGGACATGCAATAAACTTATGAATAAAAGTAGTATCCTTTATACTGAAAGAACTTCGACTACAACTCAGGCTACGGAAATTAACAATAGTGGAGCAGTTGCTTATAAAGAAACCGCAGAGCAAAGTTTAGCTAAACTTATTTGTGTTGGTTTTCTTGATAACAAATATTATACTCAGGCAACTGAGCAATTGGAACTTGTTAAGAAACTCTCTTCAGAGTGTTCTGAAGAATTTGTAGCAGCCTGTGCTCTTTATACTAAGAAACAACACATGAAAGATATGTGCGTTGTCTTGCTGGCATTGCTACGTCAGAGAAAATCTCCTTATTGGAAACAGATTTTCCCTAAAGTTTGTGACGATGGTTCTAGTATTCGTCGGTTTTTGAAAACTATTCAAACGGGCCAATTTGGAAGTAAAAATTTAAATTACGCTGGTCGTAAGTTGATTCAATCTTGGTTCTCTTCTCGTCGTCCTATTGATGTATGGAATCAGTCAATAGGAGCTAATCCTAGCTTGTCGGCAGTCATGGCTATGGCTCATCCCTCTCCCAAGGGAGACAAGCAACGAGAGGCTGTTTACAAGCTTATTAGAAAGGGAGAACATTCTGAGGATCTGCCCGAGCAAATTCAAACTTATTACAATTGGTTGAAGGACACTACTCAACCTATTCCAAGAGTTCCTTTTGAAAGAATTAAAGGAGAGAAGCTTTCTGAGGAACAATGGCAAATTTTTGCTCAACAAATGACTTGGAATCAGTTGCGTCAGAATATTAACAATTTAGAGAAAAAGGGAGTGTTTAATAATCAGCAAGTTGCTGAAACACTAGCAGCTAAATTAGCAAATGAGCAAGAAATTGTAAAAGCTAATTTGTTCCCTCATGAAATCTATACTAGTTATTTAAACGTAACTAATCAAAGAATGCGTATTGGACTTCAGCAAGCCTTAGATTATAGTTTGCGAAATGTTCCAACTTTGGAAGGAAATGTAATTTTATCTATTGATGTTTCCGGTTCAATGGGAGCAAAAGTAAATGGTAATACTGAAGCTCCTAGAGCTGGAGTAGACCATAGGCTTACTTGTTTTCAAGTAGCTAGTTTAATGGCTTGTGCTTTCTTAAAGAAAAATCCTAATTCAAAGGTGTATACTTTTGACTCTTCGGCAAGAGAAATTACTTCCAACTTAAATCCTATGGACAGTTTAGTTACTAATGTAGATAGAATTGGATTTTCGGGAAGCAGCACTTCTATTGCTTCTAGTCTTCAATCAGTTCAAGGTGCTAAGCATAAGGTAGATTATTTTGTTATGTTTTCAGATGATGAAAACAATAAACAATATATCAATTACGGAAGATCTACCGAAGCACACGCAGCTTGGAAAAATATTAAAAGAAATAATCCTAATGCTAAGTTTGTTATGATTGATCTTCAAGGAACTTCTAACACTCAACTTCCTACAGATCCAGATGTTCTCTATGTCTCTGGATTTAATAATGGAATGTTTGAAGTTATTAGAAATTGGAGTATGCTTAAAGAAACTTCTTTTGAAAAAGAGATTATGAAATATGCTAGTCAAGGAACTGGAGCCTTAGAAAGAGTTTAAAAAACTCTTGACTAATCTACCCAGATTTGATAGAATAAAAGACTCACTTCGGTGGGTCTTTTTTTTGTTGTTTTGGTGAAACAAAAATAGGAGTAAACTATTACAATAACTAAACTAATATAAACTATTTTAAAGAATTGGTTTATCAAATAAATGTCTATCTTCCAAGAACAGATCGCCCGCCGCCCTGACCGCTATCCTTGGGCCTCCGAGTTTATATCTTCAATGTGGCAATCTCACTGGACTCCTGATGAGTTTAATTTTCAAAGTGACATTCAAGATTTTAAAATTAATTTAAATACTGAAGAAAAAAATATAGTAAAAAACACTCTTTCAGCTATTGGACAGATCGAAATTGCTGTAAAGAAATTTTGGGCAAAATTAGGAGATAATCTTCCTCATCCTAGTCTTGTTGACTTAGGCTTGGTAATGGCGAGTGTAGAAGTAATTCATAATAAAGCTTATGAAAAACTTTTGGACGTTTTAGGTCTTCAGCAAGTTTTTGAAGAAAATTTAAAATTAGATATAATTCAAGGTAGAGTTAATTACCTTAGAAAGTATCTTCATAAATATTATAAAGACAGTAAGAAACAGTATCTTTATAGTCTTATTTTATTTACTTTGTTTATAGAAAATGTTTCTCTTTTTTCGCAATTTTATATCATACTTTGGTTTAATAGATTTAGAAATGTTTTAAAAGATACCAGCCAGCAAGTTAATTACACAAAAAATGAAGAAATGATTCATGCTCAAGTAGGAATTAAACTTGTAAATGTAATTCGTAAAGAACATCCAGAACTTTTTGACGAGGAATTAGAAGAGAAAGTTCAGCAAGAAGCTTTAGCGGCTTTTGAAGCGGAGAGTAAAATCATTGACTGGATGCTTGGAAGTTTTAATGAGGAAACTCTTAATAAAGAACTTCTTAAAGAATATGTTAAGAATCGTATTAACGGAAGTTTGAAAGCAATTAAATTTAAAAAACCTTTTAAGATAAATAAAGAATTAATTTCTAAAACAGACTGGATTGAAGAAGAAACTTATGGGAATCAAATGACTGATTTCTTTTATAAACGCCCAGTAGATTATTCTAAAAGTGTTCAAGTTATTAATGGAGATGAATTATTTTAATGTCTAAAAATTATTGGATTACAAAAGAGACTAGAGAATTTCTCTCTAGAGGCTATTTAAAAGAAAATCAAACAGTCGAAGATCGTGTTTGGGAAATTGCCAAACACGCTGAATCAATTTTAAATATTGACGGATTTGCTGAAAAATTTAATTCTTATATGGAACAGGGTTTTTATTCCTTAGCAAGTCCAATTTGGGCTAATTTTGGTAGCGGTCGTGCTCTTCCAATTTCTTGTAACAACAGTTTTATCCCGGATCGTATCGAAGGTATTTTTTCAAAATTATCAGAGGTCGCGATAATGACCAAAGAAGGTTCTGGAACATCCGGCTATTTCGGAGATCTTAGAGCTAGAGGTAGTAAAATTTCTAGTGGAGGAACTACTTCAGGTGCAGTTCATTTTATGGAATTATTTGAAACTGCTGTAAATGTGGTTTCCCAGAGCAATGTTCGTAGAGGCAGCTTTGCTGCTTATTTGCCTATAGACCATGGAGACATTGAAGAATTTCTAAATATTAGAGAAGAAGGACATCAAATTCAAAACTTATCCATCGGAGTTTGTGTTTCAGACGAATGGATGCAATCTATGATAGATGGAGACAAACAAAAAAGAGAACTTTGGGCTAAAGTTTTAAAGAAACGTTTTGAATCCGGATATCCATATATTTTCTGGACGGATAATGTAAATAATAATAAGCCTAAGGTATACAAAGATAAGAATAAAATTGTTCATTCTTCAAATCTTTGTAATGAAATAGCTTTAGCTAGTAATGAAGATGAATCTTTTGTATGTTGTTTGTCTTCTATGAATCTTTTACATTATGATTGTTGGAAGACAACAGATGCTGTAGAAATTTTAACTTATTTCTTAGACGCCGTAATGTCTGAATATATTAAGCTTACAAAAGACATGCCTTATATGCAAGCTGCTTATAATTTTTCTATTAGACAAAGAGCATTAGGTCTAGGTGTTCTTGGTTGGCATAGTTTACTTCAGAGTAAACTTATTTCTTTTGAATCTGAAGAGGCTGGTATTTTAAATGAAGAAATTTTTAAGTTTGTTCAAGAAAAAACATTAAAAGCTTCTAAGGAAATGGCTCAACTTTTTGGAGAACCTGAACTCCTTAAAGGATATGGTTTAAGAAATGCTACTTTAATGGCAATAGCCCCTACCACTTCAAGCTCTTTTATTTTGGGTCAAGTTAGTCCCAGCATAGAACCTCAAAATTCTAATTATTATGTTAAAGAATTAGCTAAAGGTAAATTTACTTATAAAAATCCTTATCTTAAAGAAGTATTAAAATCTCACGGCAAAGATAATTCTGAAACTTGGAAAAGTATTCTTCTTAAGGGAGGTTCAGTTCAACATCTAAGCTTTCTGACTGAAAATGAGAAAAATGTTTTTAAGACTTTTGCAGAGATAAATCAATCTGTAATTGTTGATCAAGCAGCTGTTAGACAAATGTATATTGATCAAGGTCAAAGTTTGAATTTAATGATTCATCCAAAGACTCCGGTTAAGGATGTTAATAAATTAATGATTAGAGCTTGGTCTTTGGGAATTAAAGGACTTTATTATCAAAGAGGACAGAACTTAGCTCAAGAGTTAGGTAGAAGCCTAACAGACTGTGCTGCTTGTGAAGCCTAGTATCAGAATACTAGACTGGAGTATGTAAGGGTATCCTCAAGCTAGGTTTGCTTGGAGTATACTACTAGTAGAGAGTAACTAGGGAGGTAGTAAATGTTCACTGTGATTGATGTTAAAAACATGAACCAAGCTAAAACGTTTGAGGAACTCCTAGCCTTGGTAACAAAACGTTAACTTGACAAACTCCTTTGCTTAGTGTAGAATCTAAACCATAAAGCTTAAGGCCCAAGGTTTACTGAATAATCCTACTTAAACTATTAAACAAATAAGGCTTATCACTTAGTTTGTTTTTAGAAAAAATCAGTATAGAAAAAACGATGTTTTTTCGAGAGAATCTCTGTGTATGAGGCGTGCGGCAGAGATTCTCTTTTTTTTATTTCAGATTGAGAGATTTACATTTGGATTTAACTAATTTTGAAGTTGAATATATGCCGAAAAATTTAATTTATAAAATTAAATATTTAAATATTGTTTTTGCTACGGCTTTAAATATTAATCATAGATTACATAATAAAAATCTTAATCAACATTGTGTTGGATATATAGAGAAGTTTTCTAACAAAGAGCTTTTGAATAAAATTCAATGGGAAGATTCAGGTTTAAATAAATTTAAACTATTTCTTATATGAAATATAATTACTATAGAGCTAATTATGACAATCAATTAAGACATTACATAATTACTTATGGAAATATTCCATTAGGTTTTGTAAGATGTTATAACCAATACGATGACTCTTATAATTTTTCTTGTTTAGATTATGCTAAAATATTATGGAAAGATTTGCCCCCGAGTAAATGGAGATGTGTGCCTTCTAGAAATAAAAAATATCAAATCTGGCAGTTAGAATGTTAGCTTCGGAAATAATTGTTGAGCATAGAGAAAGAGAAAATTTTTACTATATTTCCTATAGAAATATACCTATTGCTCTTGTTTATGCAGATGGTAATAGGCATATTAAAGTTGAGGAAGATACTAATTGTAGAAAATACTTAGAGAAGTTTTCTAACACGAATCTTGCAAAATATTATTGGCAAGCCCTAGCTAATAAAGGTAGTCTAAAATATAGAATGGTTAATTATCTATGAATAAGATTTACAAAATATACTTACACTGGACAGCTACTTCTTATAGTTGGAAAGTTCCAGGACATTATCATACTGTTATTGGAGATAAAGGAGTTATTCACAGATTAACTCCTTATGAACAGCCTTTAAATGCTCATACTTTTGGAAGAAATAAAAATTCTGTAGCTATATCTTTAGCTTGTATGGGAGGAACTGTTTGGAAAGATTTCCCTCCTCAAGAAGCTCAAATTGAGTCTATGTGTAAAGAAATAGTTTCAATTGTAAAAAAAGAAAATTGGCCTTTAGAAAAATTAGATATTAATAGAATAATGACTCATGCAGAAGCAGCTGCCAATAGAGATTTTGCAAAAGATATAGCTGTTAAAGTTTCTAATAAAAGACCTATATCTTCTGTGCAAGCAGAAGAGTATGATGCCTATGCCCGAACTTTGGGAATGCCTCATTGTAATTATGGTCCAACTTCTTGGCAAGATGGGTGGCCTGGTGGCTATGCAGAACGTTGGGATTTAGCTCAATTGAAACCTTCCGATCCAATGGGTTCTGGAGGATTTAAAATAAGGGAACGAGTTAGAGAACTTTTTTTAAAATGAAAGAAGGGTTATTTAGCACAAGAATTCAGCGTTACGGTCATTTATATTATTTAAAATATGCGAACTTAATTATATTTCAAAGAGATGACCATTCTTGTTCTTGTTTTCATATAAGAAGATTACTTATGAGAGAAAATGAAAGATAAACTTTTTTTCCTTTATGACCAAAAATATACAATACTAGATGAAGCCTATTATAATCTTAGATATGCCAACATAACATTATATGTTAGAGATTTGAATTCTCCAGTAAGTTGTAATAGAATTATAAGGAGATTAATGAAATTTGAGTAGTTGTGTAAATATATCAGAACAAAGAGCTGAATTAAATCAATGTAAGTTTGAATATAAATCTTTTCAATGGAATGAACATTATCGTTCTGAAATAGTAGCAAAAAGTTTAATAGTTAGATTGATTAATATTTGTGAAATACTTCTTTCATGTTTAGAAGTTAAAGTAATAAGAGTTAATCCTTATGATGAACAAACTAAATTTGAAAAATGGGAACCAAAAAATAATTTTATTCCTATATATGTAAGTATTCCAGTAGTTTGTATTATATTAGGATTAATTTATTATGTATCCAGTTGTTTTTAAAAAAGGTCAGGTTTGGACATGGTTCAATCAAAAATCTTTTGATGTATCTACTTTTGTAGATTCTTTAGTAATTTGGAGAACTGATAGATTATTTTGTAGCGTTTATATGTTAGATAAGGGTTGGTATTATTTAGTAGATCAAATTAAAAATAGAACTGTTTTAAAAACTTACAGTCCATTATATCAATCTTGTCTAAGACATTCTTTAGAAGATAGAATAAAATTGTTCTACAAAGGTTAACTATTCAATTTTACAGAATAACCTCTATTACTAATAAACAAGTAATAGAGGTTATTTTATTTTATGGACTTTGATAGTCTATCTAGAGAAGAACAATTGGGTATTTTAGCGCAAAAGCCCCTTCTTCCCCTGGGCCCAGGTAGAGAAGAAGAAGAAAACCATAGACTTAAGAATTATCTTAAATTTTTTTGGAACATATCCTTTCCTGATAAATGTCACCCGGAGTGTGCTAAAAAATCTGTACCTTGCACTCCTCCTTTTAAAGTCTTTAGTGACGCTTTTTATGCTCGATATCCTTTAATTGTTCTTAAAGGTGCTCGGGGAACAGGCAAAGCCCTTGGTCATTCCTCTAAACTTTTAACACCCACAGGTTGGACAACTATGGGAGAAATTAAAGTTGGAGATCAAGTAATTGATATGGACGGAAAACCAGTTAATGTAACTGGAGTATTTCCTCAGGGCCTAAAGCAGATGGTTAGAGTAAAATTTGGTGATCATACCTATGTAGATTGCTGTGAAGATCATTTATGGACAGTTCAAAGAGATTTTCATACAGATAAGTGGCAAGTAAAAGCTACTAAAGATTTAGTAGGAAATTTAAGAAGAAAAAATAATGCCTCAAATTGGCAAATTCCTATTGTAAAGCCCATTGAATTTCCTGAAGTAGATCTTCCTATCCATCCTTATCTATTAGGAGTATTATTGGGTGACGGTTGTCTTGTAGGAAGCACTCCCAACATATCAGCGCATCCTAATGATTATGAAACTATTGAAAACATCATTCCTTGCTTACCAGAAGGTATGGAAGTAAAATATAATGCTCCTTTTCAATACAGACTTGTAGGACATTATAGAGAAGGAAGTGTTTTTAGAAATTTTCTAACAGATAAACTTAAAGAATTAGGGCTGCATGGATTAAAGTGTGATACTAAATTTGTTCCTAAGCAATATTTATTTTCTTCTATTGATCAAAGACTTGAATTACTTCGTGGTCTTTTTGATACAGACGGAACAGCAGTAAAGTCAGAAAGTAGAGGAGCTAGTTTTGTTTCAACCTCTAAACATTTAACTGAGGCGGTTAGATTTATTGTACAATCTCTGGGAGGCGTAGCTTATACTGGAATTAGAGATAAATCTAAAGAAAAAGAAACTTATTTACCTCAATATCAAACAAGAATTAAATTAGATTTTAATCCCTTTAAATTAAAAAGAAAAGCTGAAGCATATCAACCTCCAAAATGTAATCCTATTAAAAGAAATATTAGAAGTATTGAGTATCTAGAAAAATATGAACAAGCTTCATGTATAACTGTAGATAGTCAAACTCAAACCTACCTTACAGATAATTTAGTGGTTACACATAATTCAGTGTTGGTAGGTGCTCTTGCGTTAACTGAACAAATTAATTTGAATGCTGAAGTATTAATTTTAGGAGGTTCTCAAACTCAATCTAGAAAAGTCTTTGAATATATTAGTCAAGTCAATACACGAACTCAAGGAATGTTTTGGACTTCCGTAAATGCTCCTAAAGCTCTTCAAGACCGTAAGGCGGAATTGATGGAGTCCTCTCGTATTGTGACAGGGGGACTCATTAAATGCCTCCCCGCCTCTCCAACCTCAGTTTATGGACAAAGACCTTCAAGACTTAGAATCGACGAGGCGGACGTTTGCGATCTTGAATTAATTGACGGAGCAATTCCTTGTGCTCATCCTATTGGCTTCGTTAAAGAAAATATTTTAATTTCTTCAACTCACTATGCTTCAGGAGGAACCCTTTCGGCATTTATTGACAGAGCAAATGCAGCAAATAAAGTTGCTGGTAAAGTAGTCACCCCTGTTTATGAATTTTGTTACAAGGACGTTCTAGCTGAAAATGGTGGGTATCTAACTGTAGATCAAATGGAACGCATGAAATCTATGGTTTCACCTGAGGTTTGGCGTAGACAGTTTGAAAATGGTGAACCAGCAGCAGAAAACACTGTATTTAATCTTAATGATATTGAATGGATGATGGATCCAGATCTTGGAGTATATGAAGGTGCTCCAGGGCAAGAAGTAATTATGGATCCTGATAAATTTCCTAGTAAAGAAATTGATTCCTTTTATACAGGAGCCGACTGGGGAGTAAAAATCGACTGGACGGTATTTTCTGTGTTTGGATCTAATTCTGATCCTGAAGGCGTAGATTATCTTTGTTACTGGCATAGACCTGAGCGAGAATCAGGTCTTAAGAAAATGGTAGAGAAATATGATGAAATTCTTTCTAATTTCCCAGGCCCCGCCGCCCATGATGCAACAGGTATGTCCCAAATTGTTTCAGAGATAGTTCAAAATAATTCTTACCCTATTAATTTCTCTAATAAGAAACTTCTAGAAAATCTTATGAATAAATTTATTTCTTGTGTCCAGCAAAGGAAAATTAAAATGCCAAGAATTAAATTCTTAGAACAAGAATTAAAATATTTGACTTATGAACAAGCGTATGGCGCAAAACATTTGCCCGACAGTGTTGCCTCTATTCTGATGGCTTGGTATGCTAGAGATCGTATTATGAGAAATTTCAATATTGAAAGTTATAGATGGTAAGTATTTATAATTTAAAAAAATTAACAAAAAATTAACTTTTTGTTAACAATTTTGTAACCTTAGTGTGTTAGACTAACTCGAATAACACACTAAGGTTTATTTTTAATGAAAACTTTACCTTGTTTTAACTGTGGCCGAAAAGGTGTAATATTTACAGGACAAGATTGTTTTAGAATTTGCTGTATATGTCCTTACAGAGAAACTTGGGAAGGCTCTAATTGTTATTATTATATGACAGAGTTGTCTTCTAAAATATTAAAGTGGAATAATTATATTTTAAGGACTCAAATTTTATGACTGAATTAGAGTCATATAGGATGGCTTTTGCTTTTAACTGTTTTCAGTGTGGAATGAAACATTCAGCAGTAACTTATACTACTATTAGTATATTTTGTAATTGCAGGTATAAAAGATTAACTGGATACAGACACTTAATAAAACAACTTGTTTACAATTGGAACATGTCTTTACTTAAGGAACAAGTTTTGTAATGGTAACTGAAGAAGAAGTTAAGAGAAAATTTCTACCTTGCTTTATTTGTAATAAAGTTTATTTTAAATTTTCAATAATGTTTTCTAATGACTTTACAAGAGGATTAAATGTTAGATGTGATTGTAATAGAAAATATTTTCCTAGAGGAAAAAGAGCCCACCTATTCTCTGCAGCCTCATCTACTTTCTCAGAACCCAAATGGCCTAAATTATTGTATTTTTGGAATACACATATAACTAGAAGGCAGATTTTATGATGATATTGCCGTGCCCAATTTGCGGAAAAACTCCTAAACTAATTAAATTTAATGAAGTGTATTGTCATTTATATTGTGTTAATAATTGTCGGCAGAAATTTTACGATTACATATACTATGACAGACGGTGCCTTATTGCAGACTGGAATAGCTTAATGTTAAAATGCCTGTTTTAGTTTGTTATAGATGTAAAACTGTTCCAGTATTATATTATACTGCGATTAAATTTAATAACGTAATGAGATATGGATACTATTTAGATTGTGCTTGTTTTTTTAAACATTTAAAAACAAGTATGGCTACTAAAAAAATTAATAACAATTGGAATACACTTCAAACATTGTTAGTTGGAGGATATAAATTTAATGCAGAGACCTATATACACGGCTAGATTAAAACTTAGACTACTTAGAGAGCAAGATGCAGAAGATATTTGGAACTATTCAAAGACTCCAGTTTTTAATAAACACATGCTTTTTTCTACATGTAGTGAACAATCAGTTCATCTTTCTATTAAAAATAGTTTAAACAAAAATCTGCCTTTTGGAGAACTGCCTGAATTAGGCATTACATTAAGAGACGCAGATAAAGTTATTGGCACCATAATGTGTCCTGTTTTTAGAGGAGTAGGGGAGCTAGGATTCGGTCTATCTGAGAGATTTTGGGGATTAGGAATTACAACAGAAGCAGCCAAATGTGTTGTAGAATACATTTTCAGAAATTCTGATGTAGATATGATTCAAGGTAAGTGTTATATAGGAAATTACGGAAGCAGAAAGACGCTACAAAAAGCTGGCCTGTATTATGACAGAACTCAAGCTTCTTATTACGATAAAAGTAAAGATATTTTAATTTTTTCAAAAATGAATCCATATAAAGATTTTTATGACTAGACTAACATGTCAGTTTTGTTTGGAAGAGGCTTGGGATATATTACATGAACACCAAGCCTGGTGCATATTCTGCACTAACAAACACTGCATCCTAAATAAATTAGAATTTAACCACGATTTTTCTTATCTAACAAATTTAGATAAATATGAAGCAGTTAAAGCTTGGAATTCTTATATAATGAAAGTATTTTTATGATTCGTTTATCAACTTACTGTATAGTTTGTGGAAGAAGCCTTCACGATTTAGGTTTGCATCACATTAATTATCATCATGGATGTTTAAACGAAACATGTTTTTTATCTAAATTAAATGAAAAAAGACCTTTTGAAGAGGAACCAGAAACTGCAAGTCCTGTTAAATCTAGACAATTTTGGGCAGTTAAAGTGTTAAAATTGTTATTATGAATATTTATAATTGTTTACTTTGTAATGAACCATTAGAAGACCTAAACAGAGATAATTATTACTATCAAATGTGGTGTAGAAATTTTGATTGTATTATGTATAAATATGCAAAGTATTTCTTACATAATAAAGATATTTGGCATAAATATCATATCCCGGCTTTAAAATTAAGTAAAGAACTTATGTTGGAGATACTTTTGTGAGATATAAATTATATGCGACAGATTCTTGGGATAAAAATCAGTATCCAGGAGCCACTAAACTAGATTCTATATTTAGGACACATGTATTACTTCCTTGTAAAATGTGGTGGACTCCTCAAGCACAACCTAATAATTGTAAGCAGCCTGAAAGAAAAGTGTGTTCATGGCAAGCAGCGATGTCTGGACATCATACAACTATTCATATAGAAAAAGGTGGATGTAAGTATTGTGGAATTGGTAATAATTCTATAGGAATTACTGTAGAAGGTAAATTAATTTATCATGGATATATTCAAAACGGATGGTTAGAAGATGATTGATATCTGTTTGTTTTGTGGTAAAGATTTAGGGCGATGTTTAAATTCTAGACTTAACTATACTATTGAAGACAAAAGACGTATTTTATTTTTTAGTTGTTTGATTGATAAAAATAATCATTGGGCGTTTAGATTGAGAAATTCAGTTCCTTCTTATACTTTTTATCAAGCAAAATCTTCTCTTATTTCAAATTTAATGAAAGTTATTTTATGAATATTTTTAAGAAAATTTATAGTCAGTTTAAAAAGACTGAAGTAAAACGTATTGTGATTGGTATGGGAAATCCAGAAGAGAATCTTTTTAATACTAGACATAATATAGGTTATAAGGCTTTAGATGATTTTCTAGCTATTAGAAAAATTAATCTTAATACTAAAAATAAGGTAGCTCATTGGGCTCTTAAAGATGACACTCTTTATCTTAAACCTCAAAAATGTATTAATTCCACTGGAGAAATGGTTAAAGATTTTCTTGAAAGTAATTATTACGAGTATAGGAATGCAAAAGTAGTAATTTTAGTAGATGAGTTGCTTTTACCTTTAGGAATTGTAAAACCAAAGAAAGAAACTAATACTAGTTTCCATAACGGAATTAGAAATATGATTCTACATTTTGGTGATAATTTTGATCGTATTAGAATTGGAATTGGTGAAAAACCAAATAATATTAAAACTATTAAATATGTGTTAGAAGAATTTACAATTGAAGAACAAGGCAAACTAAAAAGTGTTTTTGAAAGTAGTTCTTTAGAATTAAGTAAGTGGGTTGGTAATTAATGTTGACAGTTGAGTATGTTTCAGATTTTACTTTGGAAAAGGCAAATCCTACAGACGCTGGAGCAGATCTTAAAGCTTCAGAAACTGTAGTTTTCAAACCCGGAGACCGAAAGTTAGTTTCTACAGGAACTTTCCTTAAAATTCAAGGAGAAGGATTCGTCCCAGTATTGCCCGGAATGCAGAAAGTAAATAATGTTTTTGCTTATGGTGGAGGTATTGTTGAAAGAACAGAAATTCCTTGGGGCACTGTTATTGATGTAAGAGGACGCAGTTCCATGGCTCTTAAAGGATTTGATACCCATTATGGAACTGTAGATGATACTTACCATAATGAAGTTAAAGTTGTTATGTGCTATAATCCTCCAGAAACCAGGTCTACTTGGAAGCAAGTAATTAATAAATTATTTTTAGGTTTGGTTTATAATAAACCTGAATATGTTATTAAACAAGGAGACAAAATAGCACAGCTAGTCCCTCTGCATTTTCCTCAGGTAGAATATAAAAAGATTGAACAAATTACGGAAGAATCCCGTGGAGGCTTTGGAAGCAGTGGTGTTTAGTTTTGTAGTAGGAGTAATTATTTTATCTTTGATTTTTCTTCCAAGCTGGAGAAATTAAATGCCTATTGAAGTGTGTTTATTTGGATTCTTTGGATTTTATATTTTAGGATGGATGCATGCCAAAGGAATGTCCTAAATGTAAATTTCATACAAGAAGAATAAATAGTTTAGAAGATTGTCGTAGATGTGGATGGTATTTTAAACATTATCAACCGAGAGAATTAGTTGTAGACGAAAGAACGGGACTTAGAGTTATCCCAGGAATAAAATGTGATACCATTGGAACAGGCTTTCCTAGAATAAAAGGAGTAAAACCTGATATTATTTCAGAGTTTAACACAACTTTTGTTAAAAGTCATACCGAACTAAATTTATTTTTTGTTTGTTTAATCATTATGGCAATAATTATAATTCTAATCTAAATTAGAACCTGTCGTTAATTCGGCAGGTTTTTTTTATTTTATCTTAAATTTCTTCACTATGAAGTTTACAATCAATCTGCCCAAATTTATTTCATATAGTGATTCTCCTACAGAATTAGGCAAAATTAAAGCTAAGTTTGAAGAAGAAAAGAAAAATGCTTTCGCTCAGAAACTATTTGAGCAGCAAGCTCTCCATAGAGAATTGGAGCAGCAGAAAATTGCAATTAAAGAACAAACTTATTTTGAATTAAAATCTAAGTTTGAAGAAGAAAAGAAAACTTCTGAATTGCAACTTCAGCAAAAATTGCAAGAACAAAAAATAGATATTCAAAGAGAAACTTTTGATGAACTAGATACTATGCTAGTTGCCAAAATGAAAGAATTTGAAGAAAAATATCTAGAAGAACATATTGAACAACTAAACAGAATGAATAAGGTTGATTTAGCTGTTCTTCCCAGTTTGATGAATAATAAAACTTATGGCAATAAAGAACTTCCTTTACAGTATGCTGTAAGAGAAGCTTATGCTATCAATCCTACTGTAGCTTCATGTGTAAATGTAATTGCACAATCTACGTCTTTAATTCCTTTTACTTTAAGAAAGCAAGGAAAAGACGGGCAATATACGACTATTTTTAAAGATGCTATTCTTAATCTTTTAAATTGCCCTAATGAGACTCAAACTCAATCCGAGTTTATTGAGTCTATTGTAATGAACTTACTTCTCTGTGGTAATGCCTTAGTGTATAAAAATACAGGTAAAGATCGTGGAGGAAAATACAATCCCAAAGCTCCTGTATCAGAATTAATTATTCTTAATCCTGACTATATTGAATATAAAGATAACGGATTTGAGATTACCGAGTATAGAGGAAGAGAAAAGTCTCCTTATGACAGCCCTGAAAATGTTTGGGAACCTGGAGAAATAATTCATTTTAGATTGACAAATCCTCTGAATCCTTTTTGGGGATTGTCTCCTATTCAATCTGCGTATAAAGCTATTGACCTTGATAGTAAAATTCTTCAATGGTGGATGGAAACTCTAGAAAACGGTTGTAGAAAAGACATGCTTATTAAATTTAAGCATGAGCTTACTGATTTGCAATATAAAAGAGTTACTAATCTTATTCAAAATCAAGTAGCTGGTTTTCGTAACGGCCGCTCTTTTATGATTTTAGGTCATGAAGCTAATGTAGAATTCTTAAACATAGCTCCAGCAGAACTTGATTTTAAAGAATCTAGAAAAATGTCTAGTGACGAAATTAAAGGTATTTTCCGTGTTCCAGGACCCTTGCTTGGTAATACAGATGGAGCTACTCTAAATAATTCTAGAGAACTTATTGTAAGTTTTTGGTTAAATACAATTATGCCTCTGCTTAACCACATAACTGAAGTTCTCAGTAAAAGATTGCTTTCTAATTTTAATAAAGATAAAAACATTTTCTCTATTAGTTATGACACTACGGAAGTGCCTGCAATTCAAAGCATTTTTGCTGAAAAATGGGATATCATTTCCAAACAAGTTCAGGTTGGTGTTCCTCTTAATGTCGCTATTAAGGGATGGAAACTTCAAATGCCTGATATAGAAGGTGGAGATGTTGGTTATATGTCTCATAATTTAGTCCCTCTTGGGTTCTATGAGGAACCCGGAGCCTTAGCTGGTTCAGAAGAACCTACTCAAGATACTTCAAAAGAAAAACCTGCTTTAGGACCGGCTAAGGATGACAGAGCAGCAGAAAACTAAGATCTATAGAGAAATAGAAAGAATTCGTCTTCGTTATGATGCTCTTTTCTTTAAAAAATTAAAGAGATTTTATGAAGATGAAAGTATCTTGATTATTGCTAAATTAAAAATTAACAATATAAGTAACTTAGACGAATTCTTTTCTAATAGAGCCCTTAGACTTTTNGAAACTTTGTATCCTTTATATCAAGCAGCAATTAAAGATTGTTATTTATATCAACAAAATTTAAATGGAAATCCTGAATATAAAGCATCTTTTATAGATGCCGTTAGTAAAGCTAGAGATTATGTTACTAAAAGAGTTTCTTCTATAGTAACAACTACTAAAACTCAAGTTAATAAAATTATTCAATCCGGAAATAAAGTTATAGAAAATGTAAAAAATTGGTATAATAATCCAGGAAGAATAATGCGTATTTCTAAGACAGAAGTGAATACTGCGGCGAATGTTGGAATAGTAGAATCAGCAGAATTTAGTGGAAAGAAAAATAAAATCTGGATTTCTAGAAGAGATAATTTAGTTCGTGAAACTCACCAATTAATTGATGGAGAAGAACAAAAGATAGAAGATATATTTTCTAATGATTGCTACTTCCCGGGAGATCCTAACGGACCAGCTTCAGAAACTATTAATTGTAGATGTTTTCTTATTTTTAAATAATTAGCGAGAGTTTAAATACTCTCGCTTTTTTTATTTCAGTAGGTGTTTTACTCCTTTTATTTAATATCTAATATTACTTATTAATATTTTTAGGAGAAGTATAATTTCCAGTGACTAAAGATACTGTAGAAAAGAAAAGTTTTAATTTAGAAATTAAAGCAGTTCTACCAGTAGAATCCACAGATGGAAAATGGATTGTAGAAGGTTATGCTTCTACTTTTGATTTGGATTCTGGCGGAGACAAAATCATGCCTGGAGCTTTTAAAGAAACGATTAAAAAACGTTTCGAAGAACCAATGGCAATTAACGGAAAGTCTAAAGTTAAAGTTCTTTGGCAGCATGACCAAGAAATTTTAATTGGAAAACTTTTAGAACTTGTAGAAGATGAAAAAGGTCTTTACGTTAAATTAGAACTATTTAACGATCCGTCTTTCCCTGAAGCAGAAAGAGCTTATAAGCTTTGTAAAATGGGAGAGATTTTTTGTTTTAGCATTGGATATAAAGTAACCGATTCTGATTACATGGAACTAGAAGATGGTTCTTATGTAAGATTATTAAAAAATATTGTATTATTTGAGGTTTCTTTAGTGACTTTTCCTATGAATGAAAAAGCTGAAGTAACGAATGTTAAGGAGAGAAATAATTTAATGAGTGAACAAGCTGTTGAATTGTTGAAGGAGATTAAATCTTTGCTTCAGCAAATTAAAGAAGATGCAGTGTTTGTTAAATCCGAACCGGTAGTTGTAGAAATTAAATCGGAAGAAATTGCTGTTGAGGCAGAGTCTGAAGTTAAAGAATTGGAAGAAGAAAAAAATTCCGATTTAGAAGAACCCCATGCTCCTGAATTTGTAGGTCAGGAAGTTGAAGGTATGGACTGTGACGAAAAAGGCAAATGCCCTAAATGTGGTAGCGAAATGAAACAAGAAGAAGTTTCTTCGGAACAAATTGAGGCAGTAGTTGAAGAAGTGGTTCAGCCTAAGTATCTGACTTTGGAAGAAGTTAAAGCTGTAATTGAAGAAATTATGGTGAAAAATACTAAAGTTGAAGAAATTTCTGAAAAAGAAGAAAAATCTTCGAATGATTTAGAGGATTTTGTTAACTTTTTACTAAATACTGAAATTAGTTTCTTAAAAAATTCGTAACGAATTAAAATTTGGAAGGAAATAAATTAATTATTCATGGATAATACTAAGTTTCAAGAGCTGCAAGCTAAGCTCGTAGAAGCTGCCAAAGAAGCTAACTCGGATGCAATCACTGAGATTAAATCTGAATTGGCTGATTTGAAGAAAAAGGCTTCTCGTTTCAGCATGGCAGAAAATGAGAACTCGGGTGCTGCTGACCTTCGTTCGGTTGCAAAAATGATTGCCCGTAGCGAAGATTTGCCTCGTGCTCTTAAATCTCGTGGTAATTATCAGGTCGAAATTGGATATAATCCTCTCGATTTGAAAGCTATTACTTACAANCCTGGTAACCAGACGGTTTCGGGTGATATTCGTCAGGTATTGGCTGCTTATCAGCGTCCTGGCATGAATATGCTTCCGGTTCGTCCGCCCAGTATTTCGGATTTGTTGACTAAGGTTTCTACCAAAGCTCAATTTATTAACTGGGTTTCGGAA